AATATTTTATTTGCATGGTATCACAAAGGATACACATTTTCTGCAAAAACTAACAAACAAATATCATCTTTTATATTAATTATGATAAGGTTCAGTCCCTATTGTTAAAATAAACGCGATACCTCCAAGTAAAACTCCCATAAACCAAATCCGTCATTAGAACTTTTAAGTAGGAATTTTCTGTTAATTCTCTATATTTTAGCAAAATTATATGACTTAGCTGTTGTTGTTGAGTCCACCTTCTAAACTTTTGTCAGCGGTTCACTCATCCGTCCGAACGACATCACCATATCATACGATAAAGTATAAAAGAATCATCCCTTATGAGTATTTCTATTCTTTATATCTTAAAATACTTCCTATAAGTAAAATGAAACTGTTTTTCATCTGTAGTTTTTGATAGTACTTATTTATAAGTTATACGTACGCTATCTACATAATATACATCAGGAAAAGGTTCCTTTAGCAAAAATCGTACTACGATATGATTGATAACCGAGTCTCCGTATTTGTAAAAAAATATATACTTATATATAATAACATCTGCACACCCAAAAAATAAGCAGAGAGATAGTTGATGCATTAAAAAAAATATATAGTTTTTATTTACATAAGCCATATTATTTTAATCTTTTTAAATAGGGATTAGCATTTCCAAATCGTATAAAACCATTTACAGTCGCAACCGTATCTATTTTTGTGGCACAACTATTTTGATGTACTTTAGCTTCTCTAATATAATCTGTGATTAATGGGAGAAGGGTATGTAATATTTTTATTTCAGATGTTGAAAGAGAATCCTTTGCTACGCTTAAGTAATCCAAAAGCTTATCTTTTGTTCCGTTTCTATATAAAAGGATTGAGAAGATTCTTGTATTTATGATTTTTTTACCTGGCGTGACTTGGTACTCTATACCTATACTACCCATTAAAGAATCTATAGGAAAAGGTTTGTCGTATGTGATCTCATAGGGGGGACAATCTATAGGGTCTGTTATTTTTACGATCTTATTACTAGATTCACAACTCAACATTATTATAGAGATTATGAATACAATTAAATAAAAATTATTTCTTTGTAGCATTAGTTATTATATTAAATATTAAAGAAGTCTCAGTATTTACTATTGGATGATCATTATATACTCCTTTTGAATTGGCTTTTGAACCTAACTTAAATGTAGAAACCGCCTTCTGAAAGTTCACTTTCATATCATCACCATAACTTAACTTCTCAATAGCGTTTGAATATATATTGCCTTCTTTGGAATTATTACCTAAAGGCCAACTGCCAAACATATATTGAAATGTATATGCCTCTACCTCTGCATTTACAGTAGTAAGACTAGTCTTATTTTCTCTTTGATAGCCATGGAATAATTCATGCGCTAGAGATTTCCATTGATCACTAAATTTTTTATTTAACAATTCTGCCGCTTTAATCTTGCCACCGCCATTAATGTATTTTGAATTAGAAGAATAACTAAACTGCATCATATTATTTTCTAGGTTCACCGTTTCATTAACAATATCATAGCTATACTCTGATTTTATAAGCACATCTAAAACAGTCTTTGCATGTTCATACCCATAAATTTGATTAAGTGCATCTATTGTTGAATTTGCGAATTCATTATCAACATGATTATTCATGTTTACTGAATATGGAATTGAATGTTCTTCTCCTTTACTATCAGTATAATGAATATCTATTTTTCTCCCGTCGGAGTCAATTAGCTTTATAGGATTCCCTGCGCAATATACATAATCACCAATAGCTTGATATTTCTCTGCCAACGGATCCACACACATCCATCTTCCCAGCACAGCATCATAGTGGCGTGCACCATAATCATACCAATCCAATCCGTGCATACGATCAAGTTCCTTACCGTTGTACTTGTAAGGTTGTGCGCCTCCGCCTGTACTCTCACCCATCAGTCCACCAAAGGCATAGTAATGATTCACTTGTTCCACTTGTCCATGCTCATCTATCACTACACGGTTGTTTCCAAGGTGATCCTGCAAGTAGTAATGGTATGTTGGAGTGGAATTTGCAAGTGTGATATATCCCACGTCGGTAAGAATCTTGCTTAATTGTCCATTTTCATAAATCATATTTCCACAGTAATCGGTTTTCAGCGTTAAAGCTACATTAGTAGATTGAGACGGAACGATGCTGCCCATAAGTATAAAGAGGTTAGTCTTCGAGGTTTTATAGGTGACAGAGAGTTTACGTCCTGCCAGTCTAAAAGGTTATTGTTCTATTTGTTTGTATTTTAAATTATCTGTTTCTGCAAATATAAAAAACTAATTTTATAAATCAAAGTTTGAGGCCTACTTTTTTATTGTAGTTTTCTAATGACAAGCGGCATACACCCCAACTAAATATTGTAAGATAGCTTCGATTATTACTGCTGATGTCTGTCATTGGGGGATTATAGCACACAGATAATAAGACACAAGAGGAATATCCTTGCGGATATTCCTCTTGTTGTTTCAAGTGATTCGCATGGGGCTCGAACCCATGACCCCAACATTAAAAGTGTTGTGCCATAACTTGCCTAACCTATTATATATTAGTTACTTTCGTTGTTTTAATTTATTTGTTGGATACGCATAAGCACATTTTTCTTTGTTTATATGTATGTTTGAAATCTTAAAATATCATAACACAGATTGATTATTTAGTTTAATCTTAGGTTATTCTAAATAAAATCACTACCTTTGCATTACTATATTAAATATAACAATACAAAGATAGTAATAAAAGAGCAATGAATGAAGAGATTTTGAAAATAGTTTTAAACGATAAGTCTTTTAGCAAGGATGAGTCTGTTTCTATTGTTGGAGGTTTACGTAGATTTACAGAGCTTTGTGCAAAAGGTTTAATAAGGTACAATAAGGCATCTTCTTCTCAGAACGGAAGATGGAAGTGTAATGCTTATGATGTTTTGAAAAACGCAAGTCTTTAACTAAACCAAAATCAATATGACACAGGAAGAAATTGAAAAAGTGAACAGCTTATTAATGCTGAAATATAATGTGTTCCACGCAGACTTGATTACACGTGCGATACAAGATGAAAGTATATCGGTAGAAGAGTTTGAAGGGGGCTGTATTACTATTGATGCAGCAGAGTTTACCGATGAACACGAGTTCGTGCCAAGTGGTTGGGAGGAAGTGTAACAATGAAAAGATATTTATGCCCCCATTGCTATGGAAGGGGTGGCTACTATATACCTATATGGGGCGACAATGGCGAAAAGATAGGTGAGAAGTGGTACGGATGTTTCTTTTGTAAAGACGGAAAGGTAAGAAAGCTATGAGTAAAGACACTAATAGAAAGTACCACAATATAGCACGCATTATGGCTTCGGATTCATCTGTGGTACAGGAGGTGTTTCTTGGCTTGTTCGCGGAACTAACATTAGATGAAATAGTTGAACTAATAGATAGTTAATTATGAGTAAGGAATATTTAGCTGGGGAATATGCGGAGAAAGAATTTCACCGTGTCAATGGAGACGATGCTCCCTGCTTTACAGATGAGGCTTGTTTTAACTTCGATGACATTAGGTACGCTTTCGAGGCAGGGTACGATAGTGTGTTTGAGCAACTTCACCTTTTATTTAGGGAGTCACAAGAAGGGTTAGTGGCACCTGCTGATTTTTTGGGAGAGGGAGAAACTTATCATGTATTTAAGTCAGCCTCAGTTGAGGAACCACGATATACATTTGCATTTGAATATGAAAAGCCAACTCAATGGTACGATACATTAGAGGAGGCAATGGACGCTGCCAATGATGATTATCGGGAACGTATTAAACAGGTATTAAAGTTATGACAAATAAGAAAGTACTTCACGTTTGCGATAAGAATTATCAATACGTGGGTAACATAATATACACATATTCAGCTCCTTTCTTTACAGAAGAAGAGTTAGAAGCCGTAATTATTGAGCACTTTCCACAACTAAAAGGAGAAAGGTGGCACGTGTCTTTTAGTTAAGCATATTCATTGTAATTATGAAACCATACAGAATTAAACATAAAGCGAGTGGATTATATTATCAACCCACTTGTAACGGAAATAACTTGTCGAAAACGGGTAAAGTTTATCTGACAAAGAACAATGTATTAAATGGAAAAGATACCTTTGTCTATATTTCACTTAATGAGCAAGGAAGACTTTACAAGGAATATGCAAAGTTCTTTCCAACTCTAAAGGCTTATCACTTGTATATGACAGGCAGAGTTCCTAAAACAGAATTTGAAAAGGAGGAATTATGATTAAAGTATTATTACTATTGTGTGTTATTTTCTTTATAGTCCTTTACTTGGTATTTGCCTTTGCAAATTGGGATATAGCATGGGTAGCGCACGTAAGTTCAATTGTGAGGTGTTTTTTTATCTTGCTTTTTGTGGCATTCTTTCTTATGTTCTCAGCGGTTTATTTGGAGAGTAAAGGTAATTAGTTATGAACGGAATAACGATAAACGATAAGCAGTACATCTTCCTCAAAACAGATAAGTCTGTCGATTGCCGCAAGTGCGATTTAGACGAGGATGATGTATGCAAGAACAGTGTAATATGCGAATCTTTCCACTACTTGCTACATGGTAGTGAGGGAGTTGGAGTATTTAAGGAACTAAAAGAAGAAAAGTAATATGAAGCGTGAAGTATTATTCAGAGGTCAGCCTATAGGAAAGGGCGGAAAATGGATGGTAGGCATTGGGGCATACAAGTCACATACGTCTGAACATCTTGTGTTAAATGCCAAAGGTGATAGTGTAGAGGTTGTGCATCTATGTCAGTACACGGGGCTGAAAGACAAGAACGGGAACAAAATCTACGAGGGGGATATAGTCCACTTGAAAGGGGATGGGTATGACGGCTCGAAAGTTGGAAAAGATTACTACAGAGTCGTAACCTTTCATGAAGGGGCTTTTTGTCTTTCCATAGAAGATGGGGTGCATTACCCAGTACACACGCCTATATATGAACATAGTGATAGCCATAATATCGTAAATTGGGATGTGGTCGGCAACGTACATGAATAAATGTTGAGATTATGACAATAAAGACGCAACGAGAAATTAAATTTATCAATGATTGTGGATGTAAGGTCGATTTTGGAGAATTAGCCGATGCCATAAAATGGAAACAGGTTAGCCCAACGTTGGCGACAAAACACATTTATATGCACGGACGTTACCCTTGTGTTTCAATAGGTCGAAAGAAGTGGCACATCCATCGACTTTTAGCACTATATTGGACATGTGGTTCTATAAAAGAAGGGATACATGTTCATCACATAAATGGGGACAGATTGGATGCAAGAAAATCGAACTTGACTTTGATAGATGGGCGATTACATTTAAGCTTTCACAACAAAGGCAAAGCAGTATCCAATAAAGTACGGGAGTCGATAATTAAATTTAATCACTCTCGCAAGGGCGGAAGAATGAAGCCAAAGCGTAAAGATGTAACACCAAAGATGGTATTTGAGTATATAACCCAAGGTTACTCTTTTAATAAAATTTCAAAAATAACTGGACTTGATTGGGGGTGTGTAAAACAAAGATACAACGATTTTATCCACGACAACCCTGAACTAACAAAATAAAGAGTATGAAGAAAATAATGTTTTCAGATAAGCACCTCCTTACGCAGGCAGTGCTTGCAGGTCAGAAGACAATGACAAGGCGGTTACTAAGGGACAACGTGCCGCTTGGTAATTGGGAGGAAACTGTAAAGCACCTGCCTTACAAGGTCGGCGATATTGTTGCGATTGCACAGCCTTATAAGGACATTATTGAATGTCTCCCGATGCACAGCGATGCTATACTTGACGAAGTGGGTATGCCACGCAAGGAGTATAAGGCAGGCTGGACGAATAAAATGTTTGTCCGTGCTGATTTGCTCCCTCACCACATCAAGATTACCGATGTAAAAGTGGAACGCCTGCAGTCTATATCAGACGAAGATATTTTGCGAGAAGGCATAAGAAAGGATGGTTATGCAGGTGGTTGTATGTATTTTTATAACAAAACATACATACGTAAAGGAAACAGATACGTTGAGCCTATATACAACACAACACCAATGAGAGCCTTTGCATCGCTCATATATAAAGTGTGTGGCGGAGAAGTATGGAGATTTAATCCCCTTGTGGTAGTATATAGTTTTGAATTAGTAGATTAGCGTATGGATAAGACAAATGATATAATTAATGATACGGCAAATGATATAGTAATGCTCTTAAATGAGAAAAGAAATCAGTATCGTGCTTGTCAGAGTAAATCACGTGCAGGGTCAACACCCTATGCAAGTAAGAGGAAAAAGAAACGTAAAAAGTAAAACAAAGTAACTATGGAAGTAACATTAAGAGCAGGGGATAGCCTTAATATCCCAGAAGGCTGCAAGGCGGTAATCAAGGACAATGTGGTTGTTTTTGAGAAAGAAGAAAAAGAGGAAGTGCAAGAGTTCAAGGACGGGGATGTGCTTGTGACTGTTGTAAATGGGAAAAGGCACAATGCTTTTATTTATAAAGGTTCAGATGTACTTGGTTTTCATTTATTTTATGCTGGCATAAATGCTGATGGAAATCTTTTAATTAATGATTCTTCAAATGGGAGATGGGGCAATGAAATTCTGTCTTATGCCACCGAGGAAGAAAAGCAACTCCTCTTCGATAAAATTAAAGAACAAGGCTTGCAGTGGAATGCAGAAGAGAAGAAAGTGGAGAAGACAAGGTGGAGATCAAAGAAATATGGAGATTACTACTTTATTGACGCTAATTTAACAGTTAAAAGTATAGACGATACTTATAGCACTTTCGACACCGAACTTTGGGATGCTCTCAACTATTTCTGCACGAAAGAGTATGCCGCCGAAGCTGCAAAGCGTGTGAAAGAAACGTTAATTAAGTATCACAAGGAAATAGGAGAGTAATTATGGATATTCGTAAGATTAATATCGGTGACAAAGTCTGCAATAAGCAAGACGGATTCCCTATGATAGTCGTGGGGCTTAACTCAACTCTTGCCGACTTGAGCAACGGAACAGTTTCCCTTGATTTCGAGGGGAACGAGGGTGACATGTGGGAGGAAGAAGCAAAAGACTTGATACCCTATAAGGATTAGATACTAAAACGAACGAGTATGCGCTAACGTTCTCTGATACGGGCAACATTATGACAGCAAAGGAATACATTAATAGACGTGCTGCACTTGTTGGGCAGGCGAAGAAGATAAATAAAAAGTTCTTTCCTCGATGTGTCAAGGCAAAGCTTAGGCAGATTGCAAGATTAGAAAACGAGTATCGTGGCGTTGACTACGAAACACGAAAGAATGAACTTTACAACGAATGGTTTAACTAACAATGAGAGTGATTTTAGATATTTCATTTGATGGAAGGAACATCAATGACGTTTACAACCTGCCGTGTGTAATGGCAGTTACGAAAGATGCAGGAGGAAAGCCAGCAGTAATCCTCAAAAAAAAAAAAGACACACACCAAAGGACGAACGATAGCCCGACTTGGCGACCATATTTGCCAATATGAGAGTGGTCTATGGCAGGTTTACGGCTCTGAGGCAGCCGATAAAATCATTAAAGGAGGAAAGTACGCACATGAATGAATTTAACGCAAAGAAGTTGGCTAAAAAAGAGATAGTTGACTTCATGAAGATAACAGAGAAACATAGGGAAACATTCAATCATGTTTCAGCCCTATTCCATACTATCGTAGGCGGAACGAATGACATCGCCCATACCTATATGCGTGATGCAATAGAGAAAATCAAAGAAGCAGGCTTATATCGACAAAGAATAAAGAAAGCGTGCAAAGATGCTATGTCCCGATATGATGTTTTTGAGAAACTCAATATGCATGATATGCAGAATGCAGAAACCGACAAACGTCAGCTTTACATGGACTTCCTCGATAGTGTTGATGAAAGGCTAAAACCTCATGTATTTCTATTCCGCCAAGCGATAAAAAGAGTGCTTGATAGGAATATGATAAAGGATAGTGATTTAAAGTCATATATTATCCTTGCATACGAACTTATCAACTACTCGGTAGAATTGTTCGATAAGTTCATCGAAGGATGTCCGTCTTGTCCTCCTGTAAACTTCGGGCTTACCTTTAAGCCTGCACGACTTCACGCTGTCCGCCAAGCACGGGGGCAAGTCGAGGAAATACTCTGTAAGGATTGTGTTAGCATCGACCTCAATAAAGATGAGAATTGCAGACGTTCCCTTGATGTTATCGAGCTAAATCTTGTGTCAGAGAAGTTTATCAACGAAAACGGAACAGCTGCCCTTGAACTTAACCCAGATGCAAGAATGGAAGCCGATAGACATATGATGGAGTGGGACAAGAAAAACCATAAAAAATATGAACTCACAGATAGACAAGCAGACTATCTAAGAGAAAACTATCACTTGAAAACCAACAAGGAACTCGCTGCCTTTATCGGATGTGGTCTTACAAAGCTGCGTGAGTTCGCAAAGGAATTAGGTCTAACAAAAAAGAAAGTAGCATGAGTAGAACAAAGTTTTGTATAATAGCTGTCGTAACCCTTGTTACATTTGGGTTTGCTGTTTACGTACATAGCAGCGATAAACTTGTAAGGGGAATAGTTGTCGAGAAGTCGGAGATACCCGAACACTACGAAACGATAGATAATGGTGTCTTGCCTTATGAGCAGAAATACATTAATGCTCGATATTTTGTCACTCTTTCATTTCGCAATCGAAAGGAGAAGATAGCCGTCGATTGGGTGACGTTTGACAAAGCTATTATTGGAAATGAATTAATAGTTAAGAGATAATATGGGAAAGAGAGATTTTCAAGAATTGATGGACTTTGCAAGGGCAAATGACCTTATGAACGTCCCACTAAACATCGTTGTTCAGAAGTTTAGGATTCACAAAGGGAGTGCCAAGTAGGTGCTCCCTTTACTCTTTTCGCATAGGACCATTTCCCAAAAGAATGTACTCCAGTGATATGTTAAAATCTTTAGCAAGGAGAGCTATGTATTCAACTTTTAACACCCTTCGCCCTGGCTCTTTTCTTACTGTATAAAGATTCCAATAGTTTAGGTTATGCTTTTTCGTGAATGTATAAAGCCCTCGTATTTCTTTTATATCTACAAGGTAATCTATTGCTAAGAAGAATCTCTTATTTATCTCTGTTGCTTCAGGTGAATTTAGCCGCATATCATTTTTCCCCCAAAAGTTTCATTAGCATTACTACGAGTTTGTTTTTTATCTCTTGTGTAGAATCTATTTGGTCCTGCATCCTATCAATTTGATGTTGCAACTTACTTATTACAAGTCTTTGACTTTTTATAATATCGATTGCTTTAATATGACTTGACTTATAGAAGCCCTCCATATCCTCAGACATTGCGAAATTATTTACAGTTGTGCTATGCCCTGCTACTTGTGTGCTGCTTCCATTATTAGAATTAGCAGACTGCGCTCCATTTGAATTTATCTTTGTCATTACATTATGCTGTTACTGTATTCTTTTGTTACACATCCGAGAACCATATCTATATGTCTTATAGATGACTTTGGTATCTTAATAGGAGAATGCACAAGTGTTCCGTCTGGATAAGTTTCTGTGTTTGAACTATATGCGAAAACAAACTCATCTCCTCCGTCTTGTAGTCGTTTAGTTATTCTAAACTCAGATGTTTCAATACAATAGTTGCGCCCCCATATAAGTAAATTGTGGTCTTTTACACGTTTCAATGCAAGTATAGATCCGCTTGGGTATTCTATCATACTATCTCCATAGTGTCTTATTGCAGATGTCGCGTCGCCAAACCAGTCACCAGCGTCTATATATTCTACGGCATAGCTATCTACTTCGTTTGACATCATAGAATTGGTTCCTCCAATAGTAGAAATATCCTCGTAGAAAGGTATTTTTGTACGTTCTACGTTATTATTGTTGGTAACAGATGCGTTACCATTTATGGAATTTGCAGAATTGTTACCATAAGAGTTGAGTGTATTACTAATTGGTTTAAGCATCTCACCTTTACCTTTCATTAACCAATCCATATTGAGCTCAGGATATCGAGTTGCTATAAGATTCTTAGAGCTATTTCTCATTCTTTCGTTAGTATTTTTGACGAAAGCGTTTCCGACACCAATACTTTGTTCAAACTGAGACACGCTCATACCGAGATATGATATAAAATCGTTTAACCTTTTCTGTACCTCATTCATATATTAAAATATCTTAACAGTAAGAAATTATTTAGATTAAACTTAGAATAATCTAAATATATTTATTACCTTTGCACTATAATATTAATTATAACAGTGCAAATATAAACAAAGTATTTGAAATAAACAAAAGTATGAAGAAAAACAAGAAAAAAATAACCCTACAGGGCTATTATGAGAAACTTCCAGAAGCGGAGTATCCTAAAACGAATTTTATTAACACAGTTGTATCAAAGACTGGTGTATCTACAGCTACTGTTAGAAATTGGATATTCTATGGGATGAAGCCAGCTAACGACAAACATATTAATGTACTTGTGGAGCTTACAGGAATACCAGCAGAAGAATTATGGGAGAAGTAGAATTTTACATATTTGACGGAGAGCTTTGGTGTAAATCCGAAGATGGTAAAAATCAAGTTGTAAACGAGTCTAACACTGAGCTTATAGGTTCTGTATTAGGACAAATCATGGAGTGTTATCCTGCTGCTTATAAGGCTCTTTCTAAGGAATATTCAAGAAGTAGCGCAAATGTCCCTTATTATCAATATTTGATGGTTAGAAGATTTTGCAAATGTAATTTTGGGAAATTGGATTGTACATCATCTGATATTGATACAAGTGGTAGATATCACTTCGAAAAGGTCGATTGTCCTTTAAGAGGTGAGTGTAAGCACGAGGGAGTTATATGTTCCCCTAAGTTCAACTCCAAATTGTCTGAACAAGAATTACGAGTAATGAAACTTGTTTACAAAGGTGTAAGTAAGGAAGAAATTGCAGAACAGTTGTATATCTCTCCTTATACTGTAAAGAATCATATCAAGTCGGTTTACTTGAAATTGGGAATACATGAAAAGTCTGAATTTATTCAGTATGCAAATAATAATAATTTGTTTAATTAAACACACTAAGAGCAATGAGTTTATTTAAGAAGCCTTCGGAGTTGGCTATTAACTCCACAATTAAGGTGCTTATCTATGGGGCACCTGGTATGGGAAAATCCACATTAGGTCTATCAGCACCAAGTCCAGTTTTATTGGATTTTGATGGCGGTGTACAACGTGTAAATGGAGCTTTTCAAGTCCCAACACTGCAAGTAGAAAAATGGGACGATGTTATTGCTGCTCTCAACGAAGATTTGTCTGAGTATAAAACAATCGTTATTGATACAGCAGGCAAGGCTCTCGACTTTATGTCAGCTTACATCATTAAGAATGAGCCAAAGATGGCAAAGCGTGATGGCAGTCTTTCACTTCAAGGATTTGGAGCAAGAAAGAATATGTTTATCAACTTCTTGAAGCAGGTGAGCATGATGGGTAAGAACCTTGTTTTTATCGCTCACGAACGTGAGGATAAGGATGGAGAACAAAAGATTGTTCGTCCGGAAATGGGTGGTAGTTCTGTTGGCGACCTTATTAAGGAATTAGATTTGGTAGGATATATGCAAGCCTACGGAGAGAAGCGTTATGTCTATTGGGGTGTGAACGAAAAAGCATACACCAAGAACACTTGCAATCTTCCAAATGCAATGGAAATTCCTACAATCATTAACGAACAAGGGTCTGTTACAGGAGAGAACCGCTTCCTTACCAATATCTTTGATAGCTACCACGGCTACTTAAAGAACGAGAGAGAAGTTCGTAAGGAATATGACGAACTGATTGAGTCTGCTAAGGAAGAAGTTGAAGCTATTGTTGATGCGAGCACAGCCAATGATTTCTGCAAGTCTTTTGCAGAAACAAAGCAGATTTGGGATAGCAAACTTAAGATTGGTTTACTTGTCAAGACAAAGTGTGACAAGTTAGGTTTGAAGTTTGACAAAAAGAGTAAGATGTATGCCTAAGTACAGATTTTATGCTACTCTGCTTGACCGCTTTCAAACATATTTGGACACTCAAGCAGAGGATTACTTCTATCAAGACGAAGAAGGTAAATGGCATAAGAATTACTCTGAAATAGAAGATACGCTCCACTTCTCACAAGAAGAAGTGGACGCTCTTCTAAAGCAAGAGTTGTTAGATGCTATTAATCGAGTTCCACATGATCCGTCAGAAGCTGCAAGTAAGGGTACGTCACTGAATGAGGTTGTCGATTGCATTATTCATCATCGTAACAGTGATAATGATAGTGTGAAGATTTGCACGACAGACCTCAATGGAGTTAAGGCTATCAAGGCTACCTGCGATGGATTTACATTTCTGTTTGATATTGATTTCTGCAAATCTATTGCAGAGTATTTCAATGGTTCGTTAAGCCAAGTGTTTACATCAGCTACTATTGACACTAAGTTTGGCGAAGTTGAACTATACGGCTACATAGACGAGTTGCGAGAAAATAAGGTCTATGACTTAAAGACCACTTCTCGATATGAATTTGGAAAGTACGCTAAGTATTGGCAAAGGCACGCATATCCATACACACTCATTGAAAGTGGAATGTGCACTGAAATTAACTCTTTTGAGTTCACTGCATACGCCTTGAAAGGCGGTACCAGTCGAACACCTCTTATTACAGGAGTGCAATACCCAGAAGTGTACCAGTATAACCACGAACAAAGTAAGGTCCTACTTAAAGAAATTTGCGAGCGATTTTGTGAGTTCCTTGAAGATAATAGGAGTTTGATAACAAATAAAAAGATTTTCAACGAAGAATAATATGGCAAATCAAATAAGCGGAAAAATTCTTTTGATAGAGAACGCTGTTGACGTTCAAACAAAGAATAATGGTGTTTTTACAAAGAGGCGCATTGTGCTTGACGCTTCACACTATGACCCTATGACGGGGCAAAAGTTTGAGAACTATCCAGCCTTTGACTTTGTAATGCGAAACATTTCAAAGTTAGACAGTTTCAAAGCTGGTGACATGGTGACAATTTCTTTCGCTCTTAATGGCAGGTCTTTCGAGAAAGATGGCAAGAAAGATTATTTCACGTCAGTTGTAGGATATGACATTGTTCCATATCAAAGACAAAACGGGAACTATCAGCAACCAAACAGTGATCAGCCTGCTACTTCGCAAGGGGTGCAAAATAGCACAAATGAACAGAGTCAAAGTCAGCAAGGTGAGCAAAGCAACGTCACTCCTCAAAATGAAGATGATTTACCTTTCTAAGATATGGAAGAAAAGTTGTCACAAAAGAAAGTTATACTCGACCACTTGAAAAAGTTTGGTAGTATAGAGCCTCTTACTGCCTTACGAGAGTATGGATGTTATCGTCTTGGTGCTCGTATCTCTGATTTGCGTAATGATGGGTATAATATCATTACAGAAACTATAAAGTCTGTTAGTCGTATCACTGGTAGACCAGTTCACTTCGCAAATTATAAGTTGGTTAAAAATGGCTCTGTATAATCTCTCGAACGAATATGACTTGCAAAAGTTCAAGGAGAAATGTAATGACATGGTACGAAAGAAAGCCTATGTTGAATTGAAGAATAAGTTAACTACTCGTTCGTTGGCACAGAACTCATATTGCCACGTATTATTAGGTTTCTTCGGTTCAGAGTTCGGCTTGACAATAGAACAAGTTAAGTATGATTACTTCAAGAAAAAATGCAATAGGGATATATTTGAGAGAACAAGAACTAACAAAAGAGGGAAGCAGGTAACCTATATAAGAAGCACGACAGAACTGGATAAAGGAGAAATGACAACTGCAATCGAAAGATTCCGTAATTGGTCAAGTTCAGAGTGTGGCTTATATTTACCAAGCCCCCACGAGTCAGAAATGTTGTTTTATGCACAGCAACAGATAGAAAATAATAAAGAATTTTTATAAATCAAAATTAGATTATGTTAGCAGATTTAAAAGAGTATCGCCCTGCAAAGATTGACTTTGTATTGGACGATAAAGCAAAAGAAGAGTTCAAGGATGTTATGGTGCTTTGCAAAGGCGCCAAGTCTTCAAAAGAAGTATTGAAAGTATTTCGTGAGAAATTCAATTGTTTGTTCCCTGAGGGAGAATTGGCAACTCGTCAGTATGATGCTCACGAAATTGCAATGATACGTGAGGAGTATTGTTTGAAAGAAGAGAATGATGTTCCTAAGCGTAAACAGGAGTTGCAGGAAACACTTGAGGCTATCAAGGCTATGAAGAAGAACGCAGAGGAAGCATACAATTCTATCTTGCTTGAAATTGCTGATTTGGCAGCAAGAGTAAAAGAGGGAACGACCGATATCAAGTTGTCTTCAACTGAAACAGTTCGTATTGCGCTCAATGGCTATTTCTTATTCTATTCATGGGTAGATGGAGAAATGAAGCTCGTTAAAACGCAGAAGATTCCAGATTGGGATCGCGGTGGTCTTTGGTCACAGGAGGATGTAAACCGCGAAGCTATGAAAGAACTTTTCGGAATTGAATTCCCAGAGGTGGAAAAGCCTGCTATGAACGAAAGCGTAGCGCAGGGAGAAGATGATGATTTGCCATTTGGCGATGAAGATTAAGTAAACCAAGTTGAGGGGGTGAGCGTAAAAACGCCCCCCTCTCTTTTCACACTAAGAGCAATGAAATATACACTCCGAGATTATCAGAAACAAGCATCAGACGCAGCTGTTAAATCTTTCTTAAGTTCTAAGAAATCGAATGGAATAATAATAGTATCGACTGGTGGGGGAAAGTCCCTTATCATAGCAGATATTGCTTCACGACTCAACTCTCCGCTGATTGTACTATGTCCGTCAAAGGAAATATTACAACAGAACTTTGAAAAGCTACAGAGTTATGGAATACTTGATTGCGCTTGCTATTCTGCTTCTGTCGGTTGCAAGGATATCAATAGAATCACCTTTGCCACTATCGGAAGCGTAATGAATCACATTAATGATTTTAAGCATTTCAAGTATGTGCTTATAGATGAGGTTCATGTTGTTAATAGCAGAGGTGGAATGTATGAGAAATTCATCAATTCACAAGATAGACAGGTAGTAGGATTAACAGCAACACCATATCGTCTTAGTTCGTATATGAATGGCTCTATGCTGAAATTTCTCACTCGTACACGACCGCGAATTTTCAGTGAAGTTCTATACGTCTGTCAAACATCAGATTTACTTGCAAAAGGGTATTTGGCAAACTTAAAGTATTACGATTTAACTGAAATCAATATCGAGAACGTTATAAGTAATTCGACAGGTGCTGATTATGACGAGAAATCTTTGAAACTTGAATATGAAAGAAGTGGCTTTTTTGATAAACTCACAACTACAACATTGCGAGTTCTGAAACCAAAGAATGGTATCCCACGCAAAGGAATATTAGTTTTTACTCGCTTTGTTGAAGAAGCTGAGAACCTTGTTGGGAAGTTAAAGATAAAAGGCGTATCCGCTGCAATTGTAACTGGTGCAACTCCGAAAGTAGAGAGAGAAAAGTTGCTTAATGATTTCAAAAGTGGGAAGATAAAGGTTGTTGCGAACGTTGGAGTTTTGGTTGTAGGTTTTGATTTCCCTGCATTAGACACTGTTATTTTGGCACGTCCAACCAAATCGCTTGCATGGTATTACCAAGCAGTTGGTAGATGTATTCGACCTTTCAAAGATAAAAATGCTTGGGTTATTGACTTAGCAGGAAACTATAAGCGTTTCGGCAAGGTTTCAGATTTAAAGATAGATGTTGAGAAGCCAAACTCTCAACTTTGGTGTGTGAAAAGTAATGGAAAAATTTTAACTAATAGAATATTTTAGAGTGAGTGATATTTTGGATATGCTGCGTGACTTTACGCATTTTACACAAAAGATTGAACGTGATATGTATGAAACAGCTAAAAGACTTCAACTTCCAGAAGAGCTTGATATATATAACTTCTTTGAAACGTGGGCAGGTCGTGCCGAGTGCCGTTTGTATGAAGGAGCTATGACAGCTTATAGTATCGATGATTACGTTAAGTTATACGACGATTCGATTTCCATTCGCTATCATATCGGCAAAGCAAAATACTATGCGCTACGTTTTAAAAGCAGAGGTGTATTCCTTGTGAGCGAGAAACGGTATAATGAACTTAAGGCATATAAGTAAACGTAAATGATTAGAGAATTTGATATTGAAATATACGGCAGACAGTTGTGGATAGCAACAAGTTGGGAAGATGTTAAAGACAAATTTACAACTTACGGAGGCTATGATTTTAAGAAATCAGAAAACGCATACGCTACTACTTATCCATGTATAGCGAGTAAGAAGACAGGCAAATATGGAGTATTGGTAATCTTTTATGACTGCTCTAAACTCTGTGGAAGCAAGATTATCGAACATATTGCTCACGAAAGCCTACATGCATCAAACGCAATTTTTAATGAGCTTGGAGTTGAATATAGCCTGATACACGATGAACATGCCGCATATATGGTCGGTTGGGTTGCTAAGTGTTGCTGGAATGTGTTACAGAAAGAAATTTATAAAGATAAGATATGAAGAAAAAGAATAAATGCTATTTGTCTGGTCCTATCAGTGGTAAGGATCTGGAGGAGAGAAAAAAAACTTTCAAAGCTGCGCAAGTAATGCTTGAGGCAGCAGGCTATGAAACTGTCAACCCTATGGAGAATGGATTGCCTTTGAATGCAACAACAGCTCAACACATGAAGAGAGATATTCAGTTACTCACTGATTGCGATTGTATCTTCATGATGGATAAATGGAATCATTCACAAGGGTGCTACACTGAGTTTATGGTTGCAACTGCAATCGGATGCGAGGTTATTTTCGAGAGCAAAATGAGTGAAATAGAATTAGGCGAAAATAAGCGATTTAAGACGATATTTCGATGATGAATAAATACTACTTCAAAAGGAAGACAAAAGACGCTCACGGCGAAGAAAAAACACATAGAAAGAAATCTACACGTAGTAAACCCAATCTTACTAAAAAACTTGACAAGGTTTTTTCTGCATATATCCGTTTACGTGATGCTATGCCGAGTGGGTACTTCAAATGTATTTCGTGTGGTCAGATAAAGCTGTTTGAGCAGGCAGATTGCGGTCATTTTTTTAGTCGAAAAAACATGTCTGTTCGTTTTGACGAAGATGATTGTCATGCGGAATGCCGGCATTGCCTTACGCCTGACGCCCTTGTCCTTACAAGTGACTTGAGATGGGTTGAACTTGGTGGTTTGAGGGTAGGAGATAGATTACTCTCGTTTGAAGAAGAGAGAAGCCGAGCACAAGCAAGGCTTTGGAAGGAGGGGATAGTGACACACACGCATAGAGAGATACAAGATGTTTATGATGTTGAATTAGAGAATGGAGATCATATCAAAACAACCCCTGATCATAAATGGCTTGCGAGAAAGCGTTGTGGAGGTTCTTATACATGGGTAAAGACAAAAGATCTCTGGGTAAATGGATATAATATCCAAGGACAAAGGAAATCTGGACCACATACAGATAAGACTTGTTCTGTCGTATGTAAGCCATTTGAAGTTGTGTTCCAAGACCTGTCAAGTGATAGTGGTTGGCTTGCTGGAATGATAGATGCAGATGGTCACCTTTGTCAGCAAAATATACGCAATCCCGATGGAAGTTTACGATATGGGCTAAGAGTTGGAGTTGCACAATGTGATAAATATCCTAAGATACAAGAAAAGCTGATTAGATTGATAGAAAGGTTTACTCAAAATAATAAGCCTTGCCGACAATCAATGGATAAGAGTAGGAATCCTCTGCTGAACAGTAATTATCGTTCATGGCAGTTCCTCGTGACAGGAACTAATGTTGAGAAATTGCATTTTCTAATGAGGGTAAGGCCGTTGAAAATAGACAAACTTAATATTGATAAACTTGGAATGATCAGGTCGAGATATGATAGCAAAGTAAAAAAAATAAAGTATATAGGAAAGGAGGAAATTGTTGTCTTAGAAACGTCCACTCATACTTTCATTGCTAATGGTTATGCTATGCACAATTGTAACAGATTTTCGAGCGACCATTTAATAGCCTATCAAGCTAATTTGATACGCAAGATTGGTATGCAGCGGTTTGAGTTGCTTTCAGCAAAGGCGCATCAGGCAAAGCACTGGTCAGATTTTGAGCTTGAAGCAATGATTAAGCACTACACCACAGAAGTAAAAAGGCTTGGCTCGCTAAAGGGTATAAGGGTCAATATCTGAAAAAATGTTAGCTAAAAGAAATTAATTAGTTTAATCTTAGGTTAACATAAAATTAATTACTACCTTTACAAGCGAATAACAGAAATTTTTATTATTGGAGTAGCGACCAAATGAAAAGAACATATACAATCAACCCCTTAACAAGTAAGTCCGTTCGCTACATAAGGACTGAAAGTTAAGGGCGTTGATGTTTTTAGGAGTATATTATGCAATATACGATTAACATAAATCAGAGAAGTGTTATTGAAAATGGCTGGAATTTGTCATTTGACGATATGGCGGTTTTTGATTTTATGAGCCATTTCATATTGGAGGGTGCGTTGTCCAAGCATGTTATTCAAGGAAAGGATTACTTTTGGATTTCGTTTTCCAAGATAAGAGAAGAATTACCTATGTTATCTGGCAACTCTGATAGCAGTATAAGGAGACATATTTCAAATCTTGTACGTGTAGGATTAATAGAAAAGTGCGATGATGAAATATCTATCAAGAATAGAATTTCGCTATATCGTCTTGGGAAATCGTTTCCTAAATATTGGCACAGTGTTAACCCCTCCAAAAATAACGATACCCCTCCAAATTTGGAAGGCTACCCCTCCAAAAATGAAAGGGTAACCCCTCCAAATTTGGAAGGTAATCATAATACCAATATATCAGATTACCAATATCAGAATATTTCTCCTAACGGAGGGTTAAGCGCAAGCGCTTTGGTTTTGCAAGAAGAGAAAAAAGAAAAAACGAAAACTAAGTCTAAGAAAGAGCCAACAATCGTAACTCAAGGGCGAAATATCTTTGAAGCATACTTTGAGAAAAAGACAGGTGAAAAATATTACTGGAAAGCAGCAGACGGTGCTCAAATGAAACGTTTGCTTAATCAGTTGAAGTTTTCACGAGAGAATAGAGGATTGACGATTTCAGACAAAGACTTGATAGATGCTCTACAAGTTTTTCTTGATAAGATAACAGATAATTGGATGCTTGCAAATTTATCTGTCCCAAATATCAGTTCTAAATATAACGAATTGGTTGCGCAAGCGAGAAAAGGTAAAGGGCAAATCGGAATCATCCTACGTAACAACACGGATGATAAATATCTAAACCAGAAAATAAAGCAATGGAAGTAATGAAAGAAAAATCAATATTCTCAGGTGTAGAGAAAAAGGAAATAGCCAACATCAACCTTGAAAATGCAAAAGATGTATTAAAGCGTGGTTTAAAGTTCTTTGTTGGCGAAGATGCACAATGGGTGCAAGAGTATGACGACGTTGCAGACTGGCTCACAGATAACAAGCATAAAGGTCTTTTATGCTACGGTAAATGTGGACGTGGCAAGTCGCTTATCTGCGAAAAGATTATGCCTAATATTTTCAGATACTATCTTCGTAAGAACTTGATTAAGTTTGATGGCTATGAGATAAACGACAAACGACAGCTTTTGAGAGAATGCGATTGCGCAATACTCATAGACGACTTTGGAGTAGAAGACGTTGGCAAGATTTACGGTGAAACACATAACGTTTTTGAAGAAGTTATCAGTCTTGCAGAGAAAAGACAGCAGTTATTGCTTCTAACAACCAACCTCACTCTTGACGAGATATGTGAGAAGTACGGAGAACGTACACTTGATAGACTTCGTTATCTCACCAGGCCTGTTTTATTCACAGGAGAAAGTTTTAGGAAATGACACGTAGGCAGGAAATTGAAAATATCATCATCGGAACTCTTCTAAGCACGTTTGATACTGACTGGTTCGCTGATTGCAGATACTGCATCACAACTGATATGTTCGCAGACGAGAGAAATGCAATGATTTATTCTGCTATTTGTAAATACAGAAAGGCTGGCAATTTCAGAATCACAGTGTATGACCTTTGTCTGTTTGATGATAGTTTATTACCACTTGCTGTTTATATGGTTAATCTATCTATTAACTGCGATTTTTTCATAAAGAAGGTGAGATACAATAATAATGTTTGGCGTTCAAGGCATAGTACTGGCAAACTATACAGATACACTGATGTTAAGTTTTCTGATTACGTCGGGAAGTTCTTGGAAATGGTTATCATTGAACGTAAAAAGCAAAATAAAGCTATCTAACGCGCTAAAACATGTATAATAGTATAGTTATATCAAAAATAAGAAACAGGGCTACTACGGGTCTAAAAAGTGGCAAAAATAGAATTTTAAGATAAAAGATATAAAAGAGCAATGAAATCAAAAGAAAAAATTAAGATTATCGGGGAGCAGCAGGTTCAACCACATAGTGATGAAACGGAGATTGCTGTACTCGCTACATTGATGCGGTATAATGAGAAATTCAACGAATATAGTGACATTCTCACCGCAGAAATGTTCTATCAAGAGAAAAATCAATCAATTTACCAATGTATCGCTGGAGTTATTGCAGAGAATAAAGTCTCAGATATTAAAGCACTATTGGATTACGCAAAAACACATGAGCTTGTTTATCCATTAGACAAGACATGTTTCTTAGAGATTGTTCAGTTTGTTAGCGTAGACACACTTGAGCAAGATATCCTCCGATTGCGTAATATGTGGAAAAAGAGAGAGCTGTGGGTGCAACTTCAATTAGCTTCCCAAAAGGTTCTTGATCCGATGGAAAATTTAGATGAAGTTGTTAATAACGCAATGAACTCTCTTGGTGATGTGCAGAGTGATACTGCTGATAATGGCATTTATTCCTTTGATGATTCTATCGACGAGTTGATTGAAATTGTTAACGACAATGCTCAAGGGAAAAAGAAAAGCCTAACAACAGGATTTAAGCTATTTGATAATTATTTTCTCCTTAGACCTACCACGCTGACGATAATAGCGGCATTCACTGGAGTTGGAAAATCCTCTTTAGCAATGAATATAGCTACAAAAGTATCAGGTGAGGGAGAACCTACGGCTTATTACTCTCTTGAAATGGGAAAGTCTGAGTTGGCTGCACGAGCTATTAGTGGGAAAGCAGGTATCTCCTCAAGCGTGATTGTTAACTGCAAACTTGAGAACTTTCAGTTACAGCAGTTCGATAAGGCTATTGGAGAAACAAAAGGATTGCCGATTTATATCGACGAAAGAGCAACTGTTTCGTTTGATAATACTGTAAGGTCTATTAGGACACTTGCAAGAACAAAGGGTATAAAATTAGCCGTGATAGACTATTTGCAGATTTACTCACAAGTCGGAGACAATGTAGAGTCAAGTTTAGCATATATGGCACGTGCAGCAAAGAATATTGCAAAGGAGTGTAAAATTGCTGTAATTCTCTTATCTCAGTTATCAAGAGGAAAGGAACACCCAGATATTAAGCAACTTCGTGGTTCAGGCCAGATTGAGGAAAGTGCTGACAATATTGTTTTGATTGATAGGCCAGAAGCGTACCCAAATAGCAATATCAGATATGAAGGAGATTTTAGCGACCAAGATACTCATGGTACAGCAAAATTGATACTTGCAAAAGGGCGCGGTGTTGGTGTAGGAACTTCACTTGTTGGTTTTGACGGCAGATTTACTCAATTCTATGAATTAGATGAAAAACCGCAGGTAGAGGATAATATGCCGTTCTGATAAGAAAGATTAAGATTATCAGAAAAGTAATTAAATAGTTGATGTAAATATAATTAGATTAAATATATAATAGGCATGTTGGATTTATTATTTGTAATGGACTTCGTGAGAACTAATCAGTATTGCGAAACCAAAGAAGAAAAGGATTTGTGTAAATCTGCTCTTAACGCAGCACTTAATTGGTCATACAAAGTAGATAATGAGAGGAAGCTACGAAAAGTGAGAGTTCAAAAGTTAAATATTATATAACTACTTGATTTTTAGGTAGTTATATTTGGTCAATTCAAATAAAATGACTACCTTTACAATGTAATAATAAAACAATAACAATTAAAACAAAAGAGCAATGAAATCAATTAGAAATTACGTTATTGGGAGTATGTTTTTATCTCCATTTTTTATTTGTTTAGTGAGTGATAGTTTACCTCTGATAGTAGCTGGGTGTGTTTACCTTGTTTTACTTTTCAGGTTTACTCCAAAGAAATGGAAAATGCGTTTCTTTATAGCAAGTGTAAGATTATCAAAAATTTTAGGATAAGGAGATACTATGAGTAATTATCCTATGATGTCACAGAGCCAATTAAATAGTTCTCCTTGGAATGAAAAAGAGCAATCTGTAATAACAAGGGATTGCGAGATAACTGAGACGGTCACAAGAAAAGTGACACTTGCAACAACAGACTATAGTGCAGATTCAGATTATGATGATGAGCTCGGAGCATGTAGCTCGGTTGACACCTCTGATACCGATTGGGTTGCAGAATATGAAGAACAAGAATGTTCTATAATAGAATTGTTATCCAAGTTAAAAGAGTATGTTTCTGACGACTTAAGGAATACAAATCATAGTCCCAGACGGCAGAAAGAATTACGGAAATTGTTATTAGTTTGTGACAGTTGGAAGCAAGAAGATATATGTGTAGAAGAAGTCTAAAAAATGGAGCAATGAAATACAAGTTAAACAAAGACAATTTGGTAGATATTTTTTCTACCGCAACCTATGGGAGTGACTGGCTTGAAATAAAGCGTCCCAAGAAGTTCAACAATCTTGTCAAGGAAGATAGCGAGTGCAGGGAAGAAAAGTGGGCTGATATTCTGCTCGGTGGTGGTTTCATTACTGCTTTCGTATATGAGGATGATGGGCCACATGTGAGATACGATATAACAATGGAGGATATGGAGAAAGGTTTTCAGAAGTTCATTGAAGAGTGTCCTCAGGATTATGCAGATTTGGCAAATGGTAATGGAGATTATTATACATCAAGTAATCTTATACAAGTAGTGTTATTTGGTGAAGTAGTATTTGGATAAAAATAAGAGCAATGAAGTACAATCAGAAAAACGAAGATGCATATCAATCAGTTTATCAGCCATTGTTTGATAAACTGAATAGCGGTAATTTTTTTCCTAACATTCAAGCGATAAAGAACGAAGTTAAGAGGCTAAACCACCGCATGGATATTCTTTGTACTGGAGCCAATTTCGCAAAAGACCTTGATGAAGTGAACAAAGTAGAAGATAGACTTGATGCTTTAACGGGTCAGAAACGAGCCTATCAGGACATTTTGAAATATGTCAACAAACGAATAAAAGAAACAGAATTAGCAAACAAATAAACATACAACTATGGGAGAGTACGCAAATAGAAAGATAGACGGCAAGGAAGTAAAAATTGGTACATGTAACAGAATGTATTATTGCCGTTACGATCAGATAGGTGAAATTAATTATCCGTACATGACAGATAATCTTATTTGGAGAATACCAAACCCAGACGAAGATGGAACTATGCCGGGAGACTACGAGTGTTCCCTTTTAAGAGACTACACTTTTGTCCCTTATCACCTTCAGCTTGATACAAAGAAATTTTGCGATGAAATAATTTCTGCTCTTAGGCAGGTTGGAACTATTCAACTTCTCGAACCAAAGATGGGTCTACTTGTTAATCTTCGTTGCCCTCATGGGTTACCTTTAGATGACTTTATTACGAGAGAAGAAGGGGCTGTATATTCAATGGGATATAATGGGCATCAAGATACGCTTCACCTTAGTGGGCTAAAGAATACTCCAGATGAGTTATTGATAGAATTTGAATGTGCATCATGCGGATGCGGCTGGAATGTTAGTTTTTCAGAAATCGAGCCGATGATAAAAAGTCTTATGATGAAGCTAAGATTACTTCGCCAGGTGTCAGAATATCATTATTCTCATAGCATAGAAAGGCGTGAATATACAGTTAATGCGAAAACAAAGGATGGCTCCAACGCCTCCATTACATCTTTCGAGAAAGGGAGGTTTTTAGTTAAGAAAGATGACTGTGTAAAAGCAGACGCTCCATGGCATATAGCTCTAATAGAATTTGTTTCTCTTTTACCCAAAAAGCCAAGTATTGATGAGATTGACCCAAATGTAAAACTACCAGACTGGTACGACATAGCATGTCAAGCTGATAATGTAAGAAGTTATATCTATAAGATTTAGAGCAATGGAAAAGTTGGAATTACTATCAAAAGTTAGAGAATTAAACAAGTCTTTTTCAGAAGATTTGGAAAAGGAGTTGGATAAGATTCTCGAAAGCGGGTGTCTTGATTTGTCAAAATATGAAAACGACTTCATCTTACCAAAGATAGTTTTTAGTGCAATACTCAAAAGTGAGTCGTTCCAATTTGCGCCAATGAGTAAAGAATATCAGCAGGAAATTAAGAATGTATCTAAGTTCTTGTAAATAAAAAATATGAGCAATGAATGAGTTTGAAGTAGTTATTACTGAGACATTACAAAGAAAAGTCAAGGTGAAAGCATCAGATTTCAAAGATGCACAGAATAAAGTTAGGGAACTGTACTTACGAGAGGAAATAGTATTAAGTGCAGATGATTTTGTTGATTATACGATAGAAGCAAATTTGTTATGAAAGTAATAGTAGAACGAACAAGTAATTGGGGGTATGAAGAAAAGCCTATTGATGAAGCTGTGCTTGTAAACAGAATATTGCATTATCAAGATAGGAGGACTGTTTCTTCTCTAAAAGAGGCTAAGACAATGCGATGGTATAAAGAATGGGTTTCGTCTGGTTCTAATCATCGTGAAGAAAATGGATACGTAGTTAGAGATTGTGAAAGAGAGGAAAGCGTTTGGGAAGTAGAAATTGAAAGTCTTAACGATATTATCAGCATATTCAAAAAGTATGGCGACATTATCATTATGGAAAGTGCTTATTCTGAATACGACTTCAAAATAGAGATTTACGATACATACAGAGAATAATTATGAAATCAACTGATAATTTCAAGCGTGCTATCCAAGATTATTTGGAAGCACGCGCAAAAACAGACGAGTTATTTGCAAAGGCATACGCAAAGCCAAACAAGAGTATTGATGAATGTATAACATACATTCTTAACGAAGTTCAGCGTAGTGGTTATAATGGCTTTGATGATGATGAAATCTACGGAATGGCTGTTCACTACTATGATGAAGATAACTTAGATGCTGGTAAGAAGATTAACTGCAAAGTTGTCGTTAACCACATCGTAGAACTCACGGAAAAGGAGAAACAAGAGCTGAAAGACAAGGCTCGTAACGACTTCTATACTGAACAACTTACCAAGCAACGTGAGAGTTTGAAGCCTAAGAAGAAAACTGAACAAAAAGTTGTAGAACAATCACTTTTTTGACCTATGAAACCAAGAAATAAGATACAAAGGGAGGTTGTGGCGTTAAGTGCCACACTCCGCCCTATCACTGACGAACAAAAAATGTGGGGCATATTACATTCCTACACTGCAAAAGAGATAAGTCAGCAAAAGAAACTGTATCGATACTTTGTAATATCTTCACGTCTTAAAGATTGGCAAGTATGTCGTTTTTTTCAAATAAGAAAAGTCAAACAGAATTTTCATATAATTGAGCCTGTAAGACTTTGGTTTAACGAAAAAGTACATATGGAGGTAGAAGCAATGAGTAGGTGTTGGTGTAGTAGTCATGCTGACTCATGGAATACCAATAGCGAATTATCATTAAAGCAAGCTCCTGCATCATATAATGACTATACGCTGACGTTACCCATATCTGCATCTAAAGTGACATCAATGCTTCCTATCTTAAAGAGAAATGGCTTAAAAAGGAGTTTTCAAAACATGCAACCACGTGATGTTATAGAAGGACTGCTAAAGAACAATATCTTTGAAACTCTTTGGAAATGTAAACAATTTCCTCTTTTGCGAGCTTTTGCTTATAACTGGAACAGAGATTATAACGATGTTTCTAAAATGGCTGCTGTAAAGATAGTTTTACGGCATAACTATCACATCAAAGATGGTCGTATGTGGGTTGATATGGTAAATATGCTTGAAAGAGCTCACAAAGATTTTAGAAATCCTAAATTTGTTTGCCCTATTAGTTTGAAAGCAGGTCATGATAAAGCAATGGACTTATGCAATAAGTACGAAGAAAAGCAAAGGAAGATAAAAGAGCAAAAGGAACTGCTCGAAGATCAGAAAGCGGTAAAAGCATACGAAATTGCACGTAAATGCTTTATTGGTATGGTAATTTCTGATGGCAATGTTGTTATACAAGTTTTGCCAACGGTCAAAGATGTAGAACAAGAAGGCAAGGCTATGCATCATTGCGTATTTACCAATAAGTATTACAAACGATTAGATAGCTTACTATTAACTGCAAAGGTTAATGATGAGCGTGTAGAAACTATTGAGGTAGATTTGAAACGCTATCAATTAGTGCAATCTCGTGGCGTATGTAATCAGAATAGTAAGTATCATAATGAAATAGTGAGTCTTGTAAATAAAAATATGAACATAATTAAGAAATTTAATAAAGCAGTATAATATGGACAAAGAAAAAGAACTTGAACTAAAAGCAAAGATGTTCTGTGGAGCAATCCGCTCGACAGTTTGTGAGAAAGCTTATGATAGAGTTAGATGTGTTGCAAACTTGGTAAATATAGCCTTTGACATTCTAAAACAGCACACTGATAATTGTTAAAATATAGTTAAATATTAGATTTTTTCAACTAAATTTATTTGAATTTCAAATAAAATTATTATCTTTACAAATAATTACAAGAATATGAGAATATACACATCATACTTCGGTAATAGCAAGAAATTGCAACAGGCAGGAATTAAGGTTATAGGAATATCACTTTATCCGCCACGCTGGTTCAATGGAATATCTCTAAAGCAAGTAGCCCCAACGAAAAGTATTCTTTTTGCAAATGGGCAAACGCAAGAAGAATATACACGACGATATAGATCGGAAGTCCTTTCTCAGCAAGATATGCAGCAGTTCTTAAAAACAGTCGAACAGGCAAGTGGAGGACAAGACGTTGCTCTTTGTTGTTACGAAAAGCCAGAGGATTTCTGTCACAGACATATCTTGGCAGACTGGATAAAAGAAAAGCTTGGTATAGAAATATCAGAATATGGATATACTCCAAAGAAAGAGCCAGATTATGTACAAGGTTCACTCTTTTAACCACATAATGACAAAGCGGAAAGACGCTTGACAATCGGACAGACGATGCTTGCGCAAATAGCTCAATGGTAGAGCGTTGTCTTTCCATGACAAAGGCTGGTGGTTCGATTCCACCTTTGCGCTCAATATGCGGAGATAGCTCAGTTAGTTAGAGTGCATCCTTTCCAAGGTTGAAGTCGTAGGTGCAAATCCTACTCTCCGCTCAAATGTGTATTAAGCAATACATAACTTATGAATGTATCAGTAATAGGGACGGGAAACGTAGGGGTAGCAATAGCTACTGATTTATCAATTAATGAGCATAAAGTTTCGCTCATTAAAACATCAGAAAGAAAGTCTGAAACATACGATAGACTTTTAAGAAACAAAAATCGAGTTTATCTTAAAGAAAACGGCACATATACGGAAACAATAATAAACAATGTTTCCAATGATTTAAGTGAGATAGCTAAGGCAGATGTCGTTATAGTAACTATACAAAGCACATATCACGAAGATTTAATAAAAAAAATATCCCAGTATTTGAATAGTAATCAAGTGGTTGTCGTGGTATGCAGCTATATGTCCTCGTTCTATTTCTCGAAGTATTGTCTGGAACTGCCAATGATTGCAGAAACCACAGGTCCATATTTGGAGGGGCGTGTAGAATTGGAGGATAAGGCAAATGAAGTTGTATTTAGGGTTGGTTGTCGACTTACACGAAGTCCTTTATCAGTATTCAATGAAACAAGAAAAAAGGAATGTATGGAGAAACTGCAATCGCTTTATAAAGGTTTCTCTGCCGATTATTCTGTTATTGAGTCGGCTTTGCTTAACCCGAATATGGTTCTTCACACGGTAGGTGCTATAATGAGTATTCCTCGCATAGAGTTTAGTGATGGTAACTTCTGTATGTATCGGGAAGCGTACACACAGAAGAATAAAGCAACTTTGAACATCATGGAGGAATTAGACAAGGAAAAAATGATTATCCTTGATGCTCTCGGTGGAAGAAAGATAAATATATACGAAGCTGGAGGTTTCCTTGGTAAAGACCCTTTAGAGAGTTTTTTCAAGTATTCAGAATCATCTGATAGAGCGATAAGCCCAACGTCTATCCACTCACGATATATTACAGAAGACGTATCGCAGGGACTTGTACTGCTGGAGGATATCTCGTTCAAATTGGGAGTTAACTCCCCTATAACCACTGCTCTTATAAATATAGCAAGCACGGCTTTAGGAGAGGATTTTAGAGGAAAAGGACGCACATTAGAAAAACTCGGTGCTTACCATTACATAGAACATTTGAAATATCTAAGATGCAAGAGGAATTAAACGACATAAAGACACGAACCTTTGGTGTTGAGATTGAAATGTGCAATCTTGATAGGTCTAAGGTTGTTCTACCAGAGGGGTATTCGTGGAGCAAGGACGAAGAAATTGTTAACACAGATGGTTCGTCAAACAAGAAGTTTGGAGGAGAAGTAAACACCCCTCCTTTAAACATCTGTAGTCTAAAGGATTTGCATGGATTACGCAGTGTTTATGAATCAATGGCGAAAGCTGGTGGTAAAATTAAATGGACTGTTTACACTCACGTACATATATATGCAGGGGATTTGTCAGTAGAGCAATTGAGAAAAGTGTTCTTGTTTTTTTATATTTGTTATCCATACTTTAAAAGATATGCAAAGATATCTAAATGGGATGAAATGGTTTCCATTTTGATGCCTCCGCCAACTGACAAGTATTATCAAGGAGTACTCAATGCTCAGACTTTTAATGATATACGAGAGCTATTCACTAATCAATCAAAGAAAGGTTTTATTCGTCATGCAGTTAACATATCTGCTCTATTCAAGACTAAGACGATAGAGTTTAGAGCATTCCATGGTACAGATGATTTCTATTCAGCATTGAATTGCATCTTCTCAGTGTATAGAATGTTTTATTATGCTGTAAATCATGATTTACAGGACTTCAATAAAATATCATCATACGATGAGTTTAAGGTGGCAGTAAAGCTTAAATATGACGTACCAGAAGAACTTGTACCTCTTATTTACCAAGGTAACCCTTATAGTAATATTGAGACGTTTCAGTCAAAATCATTGCCCTATAATTCCAAGCAGGCTTCGGCATTGTATGAGGCTGTGAAAAAGAATGGACATAAAGATATATGTATTGTTAACGGATTTATGTATTACTATGAGTTATTTTTCTTTGAGAAGCTGAATATTTCAATATATTGTCAAGATCCGTATTGCCATTTACTATATTTGATAGCCAATGGTAAGGTAGCTCTGACTTATAGAGACAGACTTGGCTGGCTTGAAGATTACAATGATAAAACAACAAAAAGACAGCTTGCCCTTGCCCTATATGCGGCAAGTTTGCAAAAGTTCTTTATGAGCAAAAGCGCGAGAAATGATGCAATCTTCAAAGCTCTGAGAATTAAGGCAAAGGAATCTATCGAAAAAACGGAGAAAGCTAACGAAAGGTTACTTAAAATGCTAACGACCTGCGAATATCACGTAGGAACATTGCAAGATGCAATTAACTGCAAAAAGGTTGTTTTCTTTAACTATGGCAAGGATAAGAAACAAAAACGTACATTTAAGCTTATACAAGAGAATAGTGATTTAGATATTGATTTTTCTGTTTCTCGTAACGAGTATTACAACTTAGTGGAAAGTTTGCCTAAAGACACGTTCTTTTACTTTATCAGCAACAGCCCATTTCTAAGCAATATGCACAAGTTGGCAATGTTCAACAGTTCGGGCGGAGATAGGTGGTCTGCTGGTAGATTTCTCTACTGTAATAAGTCGAGTAGAACAAGTGAAACTAACACCTCATATAAAGGTAATCATATCGAGGTTAACGAGATAGTTCCCCCAGATGACTTAGAAATAAATAATCATAATAAACTGAAAGTCGTAAGGGTAAGTCCAGATTATTTATTATGCTTGCAGAAAAAATATATCAATAAAGTTGATATGGTAAGCAAGTGTACTTATGCCTTTGTTGTCATGTATGACAAATATACTCTTGGAGGTTTCGGGTTCACGTTACCGCAACACAAGGGATATGACTTATTCCAGTTGACAGATTTTTGCACTAACAATGCAATCCCAAGATTAAGTAAGTTGATATTGTTCTGCATACAAGAGTATTCTGTACAACGAGAACTAAGCAGAAGGATGCATAAACTCGTAGAAAAGGTTATTTCTTGTGCTTATACTCACAAGCCTGTTAGCATGAAATATAGAGGTGTATATACGAAAGTAAAAGACCATTGCACTTCGTCATACCTTGCTTATGAGGGAATCCTTGGTAAGTATGCAAATAACAAGGAAGTAATTGATAGATACCAAAAACTATTGAATAATGGAGACGGAAAATAGATGGAAATACGAAAAGGTTGATATTAACCTTATAGACGAGGCTGATATGAACGCAAACGAAATGACTGGCGAAGACTTTGCTCAGTTGTGTGATAATATAGGAAAGTCTGGACTAAGTAGTGTACCATCATGTTACAAAAAAGAGAATGGGCGATTTGTAATGATAAGTGGGCATCATAGGTTACGTGCTTGCAAGAAACTACATTACAAAACTATCGGTATATTGTATTGCTTGGAAAGTGAGCTGAGTAAAGATGAGATAATAGCGATACAACTATCTCATAACTCGCTTCATGGGCATGATAATACGAGCATATTAAAGAAACTGTTTGAGCAGATTCAGTCTGTAGATTTCAAACAGTTTGCTCATGTTAACGTAGACGAGATACCTCCAGTAAGTACAGATGGCATAAGTGTTTTTGCTTTGAAAGAGAATTTTGTTTTTACTGTTGTTCTGTACCCAGATTCGTTTGAGAATTTAGATGAACTGTTTGGTGATATTCGTGAGCAGGCAAGCAAGAGTGATGCTCTTATTCTCGCAAATGAAAAAGAAAACGAGAGATTACTTTTGAAACTACAAACAGAGATAGGCAAGCAATACGACATAAAATCCCCAAGTATAAGTTTTGCAAAGTTATTAGAGCTTGCAAGTGAACGTTTAACAGAAATCAAGGAAGGCAATGATTTGGTCAATAGTAAGTAAAGACGAGATGGATAACTACGGCACAAGTGATGTGTTTAAGTTTTATCGTGAAGCTTTGGGAAGAGATAGTATCAAACTCGCTGTAGTCGACGAAACAGATAGTCTTGAATTCGTTTCTGAAAATGACATTGTTTTGCTTAGAACAGCAAGCAAACTACTTGTTGATACTATACGAAAGAAAGGTGTTAAAACTACAGCAGAAGACTTTGATGTATATTCCCTTGCAGATGATAAATTGCAAATGAATAGATTCCTTCTAAGTAAAGGTATTCTTGCTTCACAACACCGTTCTCTTGATAATATAAAAGATGGCATAGTATATTTTGTAAAACCACGTTTTGGTAGCGATAGCAAAGGTGTTACAGAAAGTAGTATATGCACTTCAAAAGAGGATGTTGTAAGACAAGTTGCAGTAATCAACCATACTTGTAATGGTAAAGCTGTTATTGAAAATTTTATTGACGGGAAAGAATACACTGTTTCGGTTTTAAATATCGGTGGTTATATATATTGCTTTCCTATCGAAGTGGATTGTAGTGGTACACATGGAATACAGACGCAGTTAGGGAAGTCCTTGTTTTCTGAATGCGGATTGTCACTTGAATATGATGAACGAAAAGAATTAAAAGCTCTTGCAGAACGAATATTTAAGGAGCTTGGCATTAAGCATCATGCACGAATTGATTTCAGACGTGACAAGGACGGCAAATTGTATGTTATAGATGTAAACTTGATACCTGGCCTTGGTCCTACTGGCGATTTAGCAAGATGTTTATTATTATCAGAGAATTATTCATATACAGACGCTTTGAAAATGGTTATAGCGTCTGCAACTAATCTATAAAGATATGGCAAAGAATATTTCAATAGAAAAGATTGCGGAGGTTTACAAGAAGAAGGGCTGCAATATTACGGCTGCTTGTGCTGCGCTTAATATTACGAGGCAGACATTCTATACCAGAAAGGCTAAGTCAAAGAAACTGCAGGAGCTGATTGAAGAAGCGGATGAGTCAATGCTTGACTTTGCAGAGTCAAAGCTGATTGAGCACATTAACAATAACGATATTACCTCTTTAATTTTCTTCTTGAAAACTAAGGGTAAGAAGCGCGGTTATGTTGAGCGTACAGAACATGATGTTAATGCAAATCCATTCCAAGAATTGATGGAATCGATTGGTTCAGATGAAGATTAGCAAGACGTGGAAAGATAAGTTTATTTATTGGCAAAACGATTGGTGTCTTTTTGCCAAGGAGGTTCTTCGTGCTAATCTTGACGAGGAACAAAAGGCTATTTTGCGTGCTATACAGACCGAGAAGATGGTCGCAGTTGCCTCAGGGACAGCGAGAGGAAAGGACTATATTGCTGCTGTTGCAGGTTTATGCTTCATGTACCTAACACCTCGCTGGGATAAAGAACATAGACTTGTGAAGAACACAAAGATAGCCTTAACAGCACCTACAGGTCGCCAGTGTACTAATATTATGATACCAGAGGTTAGTCGTCTGTTTAGGAACGCAAAAGTATTGCCTGGTCGTATGTTGTCAGATGGAATTAGAACTAATAATGCGGAGTGGTTTCTAACTGCATTTAAGGCTTCTGATGATAATACTGAGGCTTGGTCAGGGTTTCATGCTGTAAACACAATGTTTATTGTAACAGAGGCGTCTGGCGTAAGTGAAACTACGTTTAATGCTATTGAAGGAAACTTGCAGGGAAACTCTCGACTACTTTTAGTATTTAACCCTAACGTAACTACTGGATATGCAGCAAAGGCTATGAAGTCCTCGCGTTTCAAAAAGTTTAGGTTAAGTTCTCTTAATGCTGAAAATGTAGTAAGAAGGAAGACTGTAATTCCTGGTCAAGTTGATTATGAATGGGTAAAGGATAAAGTTGAGAATTGGTGTGAGAGGATTCAAGAAGCTGATTTTGATGAGGGACAAGGAGATTTTGAGTGGGAAGGTAGTTGTTATAGACCAAATGACTTATTCCGAATAAAGGTTCTCGGTCTTTTCCCCAAGGCAACGGAAGATACGCTTATACCTTTACATTGGCTTGAATTGGCTCACGAAAGATGGGCAAAATTACAAGAAGAAAAGTTTGTTTCAAGAAAGTCTCCACTTGTTGGTATTGATGTCGCTGGCATGGGACGTGATAGTAGCTGTTTTGTTCCACGATATGGCAACTATGTACCAGAAATAAAAATTCATCAGTCAGGAGGAAAAGCGGACCACATGAAAGTAGCTGGAGAAGCTGTGCAGTGGTTACGTGATAGTAAAGCAAAAGCTTTCATTGATACTATTGGTGAAGGTGCTGGTGTCTATTCCAGACTCGAAGAATTGGGATATAGTAATGCTTATTCTTGTAAGTTCTCTGAGGGTACAAGAGGACTTCATGATATTACTGGGCAGTATGAGTTTGCTAATATGCGTGCTTATTGTTATTGGGCTGTAAGAGATTGGTTAAATCCAAAGAATGGCTTTAATCCTGCCTTGCCTCCTTGTGATGAGTTGGATGACGAGTTAACAGAAATACACTGGTCGTTCCAAAGTAGTGGGAAAATCATCATCGAAGCAAAAGAAGATATAAAAGCAAGGTTAAAACGTAGTCCAGATAGGTCAGACGCCCTTGCTTCTACATTCTATCCGAACGCAAAAGATTATGCTGATGACGCTTGGATATTGCAAAATCTTTTGTAACTTTGTATCGAAATCTCAGAATTTTCTGATGATTTCATTGCTCTTAGTGTGTTTGTCCGTGACGGATAGGCACACTATTTTTTTGGTATTTCAAAAGTTAAATATTATATAACTACTTGATTTTTAGATAGTTATATTTGGTCAATTCAAATAAAATGACTACCTTTACACTGTCAAAATAATAATAACAATTAAAACAAAAGAGCAATGAAATCAAAAAAATTACAATGGAAAAAAGTAACAGTCTCAGATAAACATAACAATAATATCGAGAGACAACCAGAGAATAATGATACATGGCTTTCCTTCCGAGAAAAAATGTTTCATTTATGTAAAGAGGAGCTTATAAGAAATCCTTCAGACATTGTCATATTTAGTAAAGGTATGATAAAAAACAAGGATGGGAGTCTTTCATTCCCAAGAGATAAGAAAGGTAATCCTATTGTAGACAATAGAGAGGTTCTTTTTAATAAAAAAGAAGGAAAATACTATGGCGGATATTATTGTGGTAAGCTTCTATCGTTTAATACTCCAGAAGAAGCTTATGAATATGCAAATTCTCTCCCTTTTATTGGTTAAGGGAGAAACTTATTAAAATAAAGAGAAATGGAATCAATTACTATTTATCTCAATTCGGATGTAGCAAACATTGCTACTTATATTCCAAGCTATAAATTGTCAGAGTTTAACCAGCTTGCAAGAAAAGAAACTGTAGAGATTATATTTTTCAAAAATTACTGTCGAGTAATTGGTAAGAAAAATAGAAAGATAAAAGTTCCTAAGAAAATAACTTGCTCGGCAGAGGATTTTTTGAAGTGGATTGAAAATAAAATAATGACAGCATGGAAATGAAACCTATAACACAAAAAGAAGTCCTAAAAAACAGATTTATCCGTATTTATAAAAATGAATATGGTAAAAAAATGATCGAAAGAAAAAGACCGACATGTGAAGAAGCCCAGAGGATGAGAATAAGAACTCTATGTATTTACATTGGGGTTTGCGGTTTAAGGCTAAGACCAGTTGATGGGGCGACCGAGAATGCCAATTATTGGTTGGAAAATCACACAAAAAAAGAAATTTTAGAACAATTTTGTCATGAGTTTGTACAGAACAAATGTTGATAAAGTAAAATCTCTTTTAGCGGCAGGGGCTTTTCAAAAAGCCATTACTATTGTAAAAACATTCCGTATAGGCTTTAGTAAGGAAGAAAAAAGAAGTATAGAGATTGCACATGAAGTTTTGACTGGCAATGAAAGGTTTTATCAATCATTAGGTATAGATACTGAAAAGGAAATAAGAAACGCTCATAAAATACTAATAGATAAGTTTTTATAGTTTTAGTTGTTATTAGATTCGGCTGCGCTTGCCTGAGAAGGTAGGTGCAGCTTTTTTATATTAAGAAAAGCGTATAATTTATTTGAAATTCAAATAGATTTAGTTATCTTTGTAACATAAATATAAAGATAGTCACGATGATAGATTTAAGTTCTATAGACTTTGATAGTGGAAACATATCTGAAACAATAGATATGTTGAAAAACAAATCAGTGTCTGTTCCTTCATGGGACAATCTTGTCAAGGATTATGAGCCTACTATGCATGGAATTTTATCAGATACGATAACGTTGAAAGATAAGATACGAGCTGATGGTCAATTAGACAAGTCCTCACGAATTATTATAGGAATGGAGAAGTTGCATGTAAGACGTTTGTCAGAGTTCACTTTTTCTATTCCTGTAAAGCGTGTATATCACAACGTTGATGATAACAAGTTAAGGAAAGATATAGTCAATGCTATAGAGTCTGTTTATAAGAACGTACGTATTGATAGTGAGAATTTGAAGAGAGCTACAGCATTATATGCGTCATGCGAAATTTTCACTGTTTGGTATGCAGTTAAGAAACGAAACAGATTATACGGATTTGATAGCGAATATAAACTAAAATGCAAGACATTCTCTCCGATGAATGGCGTCCGATTGTATCCTCTCCTTAATGAAATGGATGATATGCTTGCTATGTCTTTTGAGTACAAAAAGACTGTAAAAGACAAGGAGGTCACATTCTTCGAGACGTACACCAAGGATAAGCATTATATTTGGAAACAAAGTGATGGAGTTGGAAAATGGGATGTAGTTCTAACTCAGCAAACGGAAGATGGCGATACGGCTAATGGTGAAGAAATAGTATTAATGAAAATCCCTGGAGTCTATGGGTGGCGGTCAAAGCCAGTATATGATGGGCTGTCACCTATCAGAGCTGAGATTGAATACTCTTTATCACGCAACTCTAATGTGATAGCGTACAATTCTGCTCCGTTGCTGAAAGTTGTAGGTGCTACCAAAGGGAAAGAGGATAAAGGGGAAAGTTACAGAGTCGTCCATTGTGAACAAGGTGGAGACGTTTCCTATGTATCTTGGTCGCAGTCTGTGGAGGCTCTTAAGTATCATGTTGACTCTATGCAGAAGATGTACTGGATGCAGGCTCAGATTCCAGACATTTCGTTTGACAATATGAAAGGGCTTGGAAACATAGGATATGATGCAAGACAAACGTTGCTGTCAGATGCTCATCTAAGAGTCGGAGATGAGGCTGGGACTTGGATTGAATTCTTTGAGCGAGAGTGTAATGTTATAAAGGCTTTTCTTGCTGCAATGAATACTGCGTGGGCAGGCGAAATGGATAACATAGGTGTTGAGCATATAATAACCCCTTATATACAGAATGACGAGCTTGCTGAGATTACTAAGCGTATGAAAGCAAATGGTAATAAGCCTATTGAAAGTCAATTAGAATCTATCCAGAAGTATGGGGAGAGTTCAGATGCTGAAAAAACATTTGCAATGATACAAAAAGAAAGTGCGATAGAAGCGGTGAACTCTGCTTCGGCATTTAACTTAGAAAATCAAGTGTTATGACGGTAGAAGAATTAAAAGCAAAGAAATATGAAATGGAGCAGAAGATTTCTGTAGCCATTAAGGACTTTGAAGAGTGTACAGCGGTAGAAATAAAGGCAATTAATCTTTGCCGCTGTACATTGAGCAATGAATTCGGTATAGAAAAAGATTTCAATTATAATGTAAAGTCGGAATTAGAACTATGAAACAGAAGTTATCAAAATTACTTTTAAGATTAGCTGAGAAATTGTGCCCAACTTGCGAGGTTAAACCATCTTACGAGGCTAAAGAAATAGCGATTGCAGTTGCTATCACCAAGAAGAATATTCGTCAATATAGAGGTTCTTGTAGTAAAAACACTTCGTATCGTAAGGGCGTTTCTGATATGACACGTATTCAGAAGGGAAATAACCATAGCCACATCTTTGAAGCTATAGAAAAGAATGGTCTTATTGAAGATGTTGTATATCTGAAAGGTGGTGAAAGGGTTGTTGAATCTCGATTAAAGGTATATGTCCGTAAGGAAGAGGAATAAAGAATCCAAAGGTTCTACGCATAAGTGTGGTGAGTGTGCTTTATGTGAAGTTGAAATGAAATTTGAAACTCTCAGTCTGAAAGGAAAGCCTACTCTTGGGCGTTGCCCTCATTACACCAATAAGAAATTTTGTGTATTATTAAGCCAGATAGCTTGCGAACATTTCAAAGCAAAGAATGGGTAAACCAAGATTGCCAAATCAGAAAAAGGCATATAAGGAATTAAGTAAACGACTTGCAGGCTATATGATGCGAGTTCGTAACATTTACGATAGACTCAACGAAAAGGCAGCAATGCTCGTTGAGTCTGTTGGTTATGATGGGTTGACAGAGTTCTCCTTTGATGATTACCCAGAAATAGAACGAGAGGTAAAACTTTTGCTTTCTCAGTTTGTAGGAGAACTGCAAACACTCATCTACTCTGATACGTCGTCAGAATGGAAGAGCAGCAACACATTCCAAGATGCCGTTGCAGATAAGGCACTGAAATATTATAGAGCTCAGGTACACGGAGATAGATTTAAGCAATATTATCGTAACAACGGTGATCAGCTTAAAGCTTTCTTGCACAGAAAAGAAAATGGATTAAACCTTTCGTCTAAACTGTGGAATCAGTCTGGTAATTATAAGGATGCCCTTGAAGTGACAATTTCTACATCTATAGAGAAAGGAATGAGTGCTACTGCCCTCTCAAAGAAATTGAGTAGATACCTTAACGACTGGCCGTCATTGCAGGCTGATTACCAAGAAAAGTATGGTAAGGCGACAAATATTCACGATTGTGAGTATCGTTCTCTCCGTTTGGCACGTAACGAGATAAGTATGGCTTACAGGTCAGCAGAGCAAGCCAGATGGCAGCAATTTGATTTTATTCTCGGTTATAAAATAAAGCTATCTGATTCGCACCCAAGATACGATATTTGTGATGACTTGGCTGGTGACTATCCAAAGGATTTCAAGTTTAGAGGTTGGCATCCTAATTGTTTGTGTTACACTGTACCGATAGTAATGAGTGAGGATGAGTATTGGTCAGATAATAGAGAAAATAGTCCTAATAAGATTACTACACCACCAAAGAATTTTGGGGAATGGGTTGATAAGTCCGAAAATTTAGAACGCATAGGTAAGGCAAACGGAAAAGGAACGCTACCTTATTGGTTAAGAGACAATGCAAAGATAAAAGATTGTTCCGTTTTGATGTCTAAGGCAAGAACTTATGGAGAAGCTATACAGGAACAAGCTGAAACTATAGCAAGAAAATATAACGGGACTGTGACTCCTATCAATTATAAAAGTTTTTCTTCAATGTATCGCAAATTGAACTCTGAAAAGGATATGCTTGTGTCAGATATTAAGGACAGTGTGAGAAACACAATTGTAGTAGAGGAAGAAAATATTAAAAGTGTTGTTAAAGAACTGCAATCCTTGCCTACATTTAACAGGTACAAGTCGCAAACTCCAGAGAAGTTCTGTGGATATAGTGGAAATATCATCAATCTGAAAATGCCTAATGGCATTCAAGCAGAGATACAGGTTAACACCCCTAAGATGATATATGCTAAGGAGACAGAAGCAAATGCTCGTAAGATATTGGGAGATAAAGTTTGGGAGAAAATAGCAAAGGAGACAGGGATGCAAGGTGGTTTAGGGCATAAGTATTACGAAGAGATAAGGATTTTGGATGAAGTAAAAGATAGAGCAAAGGTTGCTGAATTAACAAAACTTTCTAAGTCGTACTATGCACATTTTAGATAAAACTTTTGGTTATCTCGTAAAATTTAACTACCTTTACAATATAAAATTAAATCACTATGGATTTAGTAAATTTATGTAGTAAGCTCAAAAAGGGAACAGTTTACCTTAAGGATGACTACGAAGATATAGTGTTAAGAATGGAAGTTATTGATAATTCTACACACTGTTTTATCAAGCGTAGAGGTCGCAAAGAGGTAGAGGTAGATTCTAAAGAAAAAGATGTTTTTGAGTCTAAGATGAATGGCAATGAAATCAGTAAAGAAGAGTATGATGAATTTCGATGAACTCCAAGAAAAGGCTATGCAAATAGCTATAAAAGTACATAGGGGACAGCTTGATAAAGGTGGTAATGATTATATTAATCACCCTATACGGGTGTCTGAGAATTGTAACTCAGACGAGGATAAAATAGTTGCATTACTTCATGATACTATCGAGGACGGAGACATCACTGCTGATTATCTGCTTATGCAAGGATTTCCTCGTGAAATTGTAGATGCTGTTTTGTCTGTATCAAGAAATAAAGATGAATTATACTTTGATTGCATTCAGCGATGCAAGGCTAATCCTATCGGACGTAGAGTGAAAATTGCGGACCTTAAAGACAATATGGATATAACAAGGCTGAAAGAATTAACTGAAAAGGATATAGAGCGATTAAAGAAATATCACAAGGCGTATAACATATTAAAAAGGGAATGATGGAAAAGGAACTTATAAACAAGATAGCAGGCAAATACAATATTGATTGTTGTCAACTATTAAAGGTTTGTAATGAAGTTGAATATAAAGACAGATTTACCATACAAGATTTCAGACAATTAAGTAGTTTAGGTCTTCCTGTTTTAACTTCAATGCGTGAGAAACTAAACTGTGAAAAAGAAATGGTATTATCTCATATAGTTAAAGGTAAAGTTTCTTATTGTGACTTTGTAAGTATGCTCACCTTTATAGCGAATAGTAAAGAATAAGATGTTGAATGAATAAGGGCGGTTAATTCCGCCCTTTATTAGTTTTTTACGTATTCCATGTTGTCAATGTTACCAAGCCCATCGATGGTAATTTTATTTATGTGAACATTTCCAGTATCACAATCGTCCATAAATGTACTTGTCGGATATTGTCTGTCTGTAGGTGTAAATTTTTGATAATATATATTAGGCTCTAAATATATATAGTACCAAACGTTTTTGAAAGATTTACTTTTGTTACTTGCATGATAAGCCGTATTATGTGTTTCAAACTTATCTGTTACTGTTCCATAGTATGCAGTTTCAAAGCTATATGATTTTCCAATAAGTATATGGTCTTTCTCTGATGGTTTTTTTGTTGATTTTGTGAAAGATATGTTTTCTGACACCTCTTTATTCTCGAAATTCTTATATGTTACTATCGCATTCAACTTGTTTCCAGATATTGAGATGATATATTTTGTTGTTTTATTATTATAGTTGTTCTTGCAGGTGATTTCATTACCATTTACTACATAGTTACCGCTATCTATAAATTTGTTATTTAGAAAGGCAGTATAATATCCATTTTTATTAAAAGATACGAAGAAATTTCCATTACTCCATACTCCGTCAATATCGTTTTTTTTCTCTGTTTTAACATCTTCTGATGTAGAAGACGAGGAACATGCCGTTAATGCAAATACTGATACTATTGCCAGCACGATAAATAAATTCTTTTTCATTGTTTTGTTATTTTTGTTTATTATAGTTTTGTTTGTTTCGTATTTAGATTTTGTGAGTTAACTTTACTATTTTTGGGAACTTCCTTTTTTGCATCTTCATTCTCGTTCTCATGGAATAATCCGCGAACAAGAATGTACCCTAACGCTACGATATTAACTGTCGTAGTAGAAAGTATCGTTATGATAACTCCTAATGGCAAGTCCCATTTTAATATATACGAGGTGACGATGAGAGCAAAAACTATCAAAAGATAGGTCGATACCAACCGAGTTACCCAACGCTCCAAGCGTCTACGAGCACGTGTGTTTTCTATTATTCTATGAAGATAAATATATCTTTCACAATAGTCTATTACGTCTCCAGAGTCTCCAGTATTGATTAAGACCTCTACTTGTTCCAAGAGATTAAGTTCCCGTTTCGGTTCTTTGAATGGGTTTCTAAATGTATAAAGAATGTTGTACCATAATTTATAAATAAAGCATCTCCATGGAATATCCTGATTTTCTTGTTTGTATCTATTAAAATTAGGAAATTCTTCAGAAAGAAGAAAGTTTGGAAAATCAGTAATATTGAAGTCTTCAGATGTAGTTTTATTCTTTGAACTCTTCCTTGCCATATTACTTCTTAGTAAAATAGTTCTTAATGAGTTCGTCGCTTATCTCCTTATTCCACCCTGAGTTTTCGTCTCCGTTGATACCATATACCGTTTTGTGCCAAGGTCCACCAGGTAGATGTGACCACATGCTTAAATCATAAGCACTGACATGGCAATATTTGTCGACAACTTGTGTGAAGATATTTTTAGCTCTCTCATTGTTTTCGAAGTCCTTACTTTTCTCTTCGGTTATGAATATAGGAACACGAAACAGAGAATACAACTTATATACGTTAGGGAAAACAGGACCATACGGCCAAGCTTTAGGTGTTTCAGAGAAAAGTTTTTCCCCGTAGAAAGCCAAGTAAAGTCCATAGCACATAAACAATAGTTTGTTTACTTGCGTTTTATTGAGATTAACAAGATGGCGTTTGTAAGCCATGTTTCTCAATATATTGGCGAAATCTACACTTGACAGAGGCATGATGATGTATTTTGGACATATCGATTTAGATGATATGTTTGTAGTTACGTTGCAAAAATAATAATTTCTTTTCAGATAATCAAGAAATCATTAAAAATTTCTCAAATTTGAGGAAAATAAAAGTTCAAATACTTGGTCAATTCACTTTTTTTCACTACCTTTGCATTGTTCAAAATCATCAATTATACAAAGTTCTCGATTTAAATATCGGTCATTTTGTATATGCAACTTTCGAGATTAAAGCATTTATAAATGCTGCGCCGAGTGTGGTAGCGGAAACGCCCACAAAAGTTTATTGATGAACTTTGAACAACTCGTAGCGCAGTTTTTTGTTGTTCAAAATCATCAATTATGAATGAGCAAGTAAAAGTCCTAAAACGAGTAGAATTGCTTGGACACCAATTCACAGTGTATGGCACAGCCGGTAACCCTTTGTTCCTTGCAAAGGACGTAGCAAACATTATTTTTGGTAATGACCGTGATCAAGGTACAAATGCACGTGTGGTAAGGGGTGTAGATTACTTCGAGAAACGAACCTGTATAATCGTTGAGAGTGGAGTTAAACGCAAGTTATGTATGCTATCGCTTCAAGGTGTGTATGATGTTATCTCGATGTGGTCAAAGAAGTATCATCAAACTTGCTTTGCTCTTAACAGTTACCTAATATCAATGTTCGGTAAACCTGCTCTAAAGAAAAAGGTAACTCAGGTGACTAACAAGGAGAGTATGATAACTAAAGGCGATACTGTCATAAGGAGTAAGGTAACTGAAACAACGTCTGTCGGAAAGAAGCAACCCACTGTTGTTGTATCTACTGACAAGCCAAAGACGACACAAAGAAGTGGTGTGCCACTTGAATGTATCTCTGTTTCAAAGGATGCAGCTGAACTGATAAGGACATTGCAAGATGAAAAGATGTCAGCCAAAGACTATCTTCTTGAAGCTATCTGTCGAATGATAGAGGTGATGTATAACCCAGAAGACGTTGATAGGTTGTACGCTATGAAAGACTTGTTCCCTCTCTATCAGATGGCAAGTCAGCGTAATTTAATTAACGCGCTACAAGCACACTAAGAGCAATTAAGATAGTTTAATAGCTATCATGTCTATTCGGACGAACACACTAAGAGCAATTATTTTTATTGAAAAACACAAGGAAAAGAAGTAGAAAACACAAGATTATAAAAGTTAAATATTATGTAACTACTTGATTTTTAGGTAGTTATATTTGGTTAATTCAAATAAAATGACTACCTTTACATCATCAAAATAATAATAACAATTAAAACAAAAGAGCAATGAAAAAGTCAGAATTTTTAGAGCGAGTTAAGTTCATTAAGGATTTTCTTTCAAAAGGGTTTGAAGATTATATGAAAGAAGATATCACTGGGACGGAATTCCAAGACCTTATGAGATTAGCAGTGAAACTTACTCCAAACTACTGCATTCCTTTCGATGATGAAGAGGAAGAGTATGAGGAAGCTTTCAATAATGCTCCTAATGATTGTGAAATGGAAAAACTTAATGATTCAGAAATCAAAATGCAGGAGGAGTATTTGTATGAATTTATCGATAATTTCTCTAACTGGAACAGTTCAAAGTTGACACTTAAAGGTGGTAATTCTTTCCTTACAATGTTTGTTTCAGACTACATGATTTAGTAATATAAAACTACTGGCAGGTGAAATTCCTGCCAGAAATATAAAGAGCAATGAAATTATTTACAGAAAACGTAGACTTCTATCCTACACCAGAGAGTGTTATTAATACAATGTTGCTTGGTGAGGATATATTGGGAAAAACAATATTAGAACCTTCTGCAGGAAGTGGTAATATAGTTAAGTGGTTAAAGAAGAATGGTGCTGGCGAGGTGATAGCTTGCGAGAAAGAAAAATACTTGCAAAAGCTATTGGTTGGAGAATGCAATCTTTTAGCAGAAGATTTCCTCTCTGTAAAAGCAGAACAGATAAGCCATATTGATTATATTGTCATGAACCCTCCGTTTAGCAATGGAGTGAAGCATATTAAGCATGCGTTTGATATTGCTCCTGCTGGCTGTACAATTATAGCTTTATGTAATACATCAAACTTGGAAAACTCATATTCAAGCGAAAGACAAGAATTGCGTGAGCTAATTGCTTTATATGGGTGCTCAGAAAATCTTGGTGCTGTATTTGTGGCATCTGAACGAAGAACAGATGTGCAAGTTTCACTTATTAAGCTTTATAAAGAAGCAGAAGGGAATGATGAGTTTGCGGGGTATATGTTCTCTAATGAAGAAGATGTACTTGAAGGTAACAAGACGGAGGGTCTTGTTCAGTATAACGTGGTACGTGATATGGTAAATAGATACACATCTGCTGTAAAACTGTTTGACGAAACTTTAGCTGCTGCAAACAAAATAAATGAAATAGCTAAATTCTCTGACGATAGATTTGATTATATGCCTATCAGATTTGCAACGGTTGATGTGAATAGTAAATGTGTTGACGTAACTCGTCAGCAATATAAAAAGCAACTTCAAAAATACTATTGGAGGATAATTTTTAATAAGCTGAATATGGAGAAGTATGCAACACAAGAATTGCGTAACCAAATAAACAAGTTTATTGAAAAGCAATCGAATGTTCCTTTTACTATGCACAACATATATCAGGTGCTTAATATGGTCATTCAAACAACAGGACAGAGAATGAATAAGGCTCTTGAAGAAGCCTTTGATATGATCTGTTCTTTCTCGGCTGAAAATTCAACTGCTGGTGAGAAGTGGAAGACCAATGCCAACTATATGGTTAATAGAAAGTTCATCGTCCCATATATGACCAGTTACGATAGTCGCTATAACAACACGTATGTTAAATTAAGCTATTCTGGGAATGAGGTTAAAATAAATGACGTTGTCAAAGCCTTATGTTACGTAAATGGTGTTACTTATGACGAGAAACATAGCTTGCGAAACTTTATATATGATAAAGGTATACGCTACGGAGAATGGTACGAATGGTCTTTCTTTCGTATTAAAGCCTTTAAAAAGGGTACAATGCATTTTGAATTCCTTGACGAAAATGTATGGATGCGCTTTAATCAAGTCGTTGCCTCACAGAGAGGATGGGTGTTACCAAAGAAAAGTAGAAAAGGTAAGTAATACTTTCAAAATATACGTTTAAGGTATAGATTTTCAGAATAACGATTTTGATGCGGTGATGATATTTATATATCCACCGCATTTTTTACGTCTATAGGATAAATTTATTGAAAAATTATTTGAATTTCAAATAAAAAAGTTTATCTTTGTAGACGAAAGCGTGTGAAGATGCACGCAACAGAACTGGTCGTAACTTCAGTGCTCTCAATGGTTTAGTTCTAATGACTATGGTCTGCTTGCGTTCACTCGCATTGCAGGCCATTTTTTATTTATAAATAAACAAGCAATGAAGAAACATTTTAAGAAAGTGTTGGATGCACTGAGAACAAGTAAGGACATTAAGGCGCTTGGGTTCAGTCGCAGAGAGTTGAAGGGTGTTGCTGCTAAGATTGCCGACAAACTTGACTCCGAAATTAAGGAAGATGCTACGGATGATGAGATTCAGGAAGCAGTAGACGATGCCATTGATGCCGCCCTGCCTTTCCTCCAGTTCTCACAGACGGTATCTGACAGCCGTGTCCAAGCGTACAAAAATGCTCACTCTACCAATGACGGAGATGATGATGAGGACGATGACGATGTGGAACCAGCAACACGTAAGAATCGTAAGAGTCAGACTTCTAAGAAGAATGGTAAGGTTGAGGACGAAGACGGTGACGATTCACCACTTGCAAAGGCTCTGCAATCATTGAATGCAAAGCTTGACTCTATGCAATCGGAGCTTTCTGCTCTCAAAAGCGGCAAGACAACTGATAGTAGAAGGGCTAAATTAGAGAAGCTGTTGAAAGATACTGGTAAGTTTGGTGAAAGAACACTCAAAGCCTTCGGTCGTATGTCGTTCAAAGACGATGATGAGTTTGAGGATTTCTTCGAAGAGGTTGAGTCAGACCTTGAGGCAGAGAACCAAGAACGCTTAAATCGTGGACTTGACAAGTTAGGTGCTCCTGGCGTTACAGGCGGTGCTGTAGAAAGTCGTAGAAAGAAGAACGAAGAAGAAATTATGTCCGATGATGAGGTTAAGGCGCTGGCTAAACTTTAATCATCACAAGTAAAATCAAAATTTTTAGTACAAATGGGTGCAAAAGCTAATTTGGTAAATGGAACTACAAAGGTAATGTCTGATGTAGATTCTATTGTTATCCGTCAGTACATCGGAGGTATCACTGGTGGTGCTACTCTTGATATGACTGACTTCAAGGATGATGTTATTAAGGCAGGTCATCTTGTTATTCGTACACTCGACGAAGATGGTATTTACACTTACAAGCCTATGCCTGTTGCTGACAAAGCCTATAAGGCTCTTCCAGCAAGTCATGAGTATGTGGGTGTTGTCGTACGCTCTAAGATGACAAGTGAGCCAATGGTATCAATTATGGATAATGGTCGTGTTAACGACAAGGCTATGCCATATCCGTTGACTACAGAGATGAGAACTGCAATTAAAACAGCTCTCCCAAATCTTATTTTTGAACACGATTAACAAAGGAGGTTAAAGTATGAAAGAATCACTTTTTTTACAATTTATAGCTTCTATCTGGCCTAAGCTGAACCTGTATATCAAGGAGAAAGAAGAGCCAGCAAAGCGTTCTTATCTCCACAAGGAGATGTTGGCTCCAGTGTACAGCTCTGATCAGAAGTGGGAGGGTACATCCGCAAAGACATCTTACGTTGCTGCTGATATGGTTGCAATGGATTCCCCTCTCCCTATCAAGAAACGTGGAGCTATCGCGTCTTCTAATGGTAAGTTACCAAAGGTTGGTATGAAGAAGATTCTTATTGAGTCTGATATTAACGCAATCAACATCATGAAGGCACGCTTTACCACAGCTTCTACAGATGAAGCAAAGAATGCTGAGAAGCAGCGTATTTTGACGAAGTTGCTCAATGATGGTGAGGCTTGTTCTATCGGTATCGATGAGAAGAACGAGGCGAACTTCCTTATGGCTCTTTCTGAAGGTGTATTGCTTACAGAGGATGAGGATAACGTAGGCACTGGCTTGCGTGTAAACTTCGGTTATCTTGACGAAAACACATTCGGTACTATTACTAAGGGCAAGGTAAGTTATGAGGATATTGAGAATGTCAAGAGTAAGGCTGACACTGATGGCAATACGATTACAACTCTCATGCTCGCCAAGTCTAAGCTGAATGAAATTCGTAAGGAGCGTTGGGCACGTGAACTTGTTGCTGATGCTGATGGCAAGGTTTACACTGACGAAACCACCTTAAATGTTCCTTCTGTTAAGAAGTTCAAGGAAGCGTTTGAGGACGAGTTTGATATTACACTTAAGGTTGTAGACCGCTCAATCTTGTTCGAGAAGAATGGCCAGCAGAAGAGTAAGAAGCCATGGAATGCAGATCGTTTGGTATTCCTTTGCTCAGATGTAGTAGGTTCGCTCGTATGGGGCACACTTGCAGAGTCAACAAATCCTGTTGAAGGTGTCAAGTATGCTACCGTAGACCAGTACAAGTTAATTTCTAAGTACTCTAAGACAGACCCTCTGCAGGAGTTTACAAATGGTCAGTCACTTGTTCTCCCAGTAATTGAAGACGTAGAGCAGATTTATGTCATTGATTGCTCTGAGGAAAAGTCTGCAAGCGTAGATAAGGAGAAGGAAAAGCTTGATACAGCAGACACCTTTACTACCGTAATCGGCAAGAAGTACAAGAAGGCTGACCTTATCGCACAGTTGAAGGCTCTCGATGTCAAGGTGGCTAAGAATGCTTCTGACGACACTGTTATCGCAGCTATCAATTCTCTGAGTGACGAACAGGAGGCAACTCTATTTGCTAACGTAACTGCTCAAGTATAATTATGAAGACAATCATGCAAGCGCTCCAAGATGAAGTTCATTATCCAGTTCCTTTAGGCTTCATTGAAAATAAGCTGATTGAGCGCCAGCTTCAAGGCGATGATGACTACACTTTTGAAGTTTCAAAAACAGCTGCATGGAAAGGTGCGCTTGCTGATTGTCTTTACTCTCTCCTGCAAGCCGTAACTTATTCTGAATCGGACAAGAGTGTTGGAACCCTTACAGAGGAAGATAAGAAACGGCTATTAGTCCGCATTAATTCACTTTACAAGGATATAGGTGAGCCAGTAGTTTCGCTTGGCCAGCCTATGGTTACATTTGGTGAGTAGTATGTCTGTAATAGATTTTTCTGCACATAGATTAACGTATCAAATTGTGACACGTGGACATGAAGACCCAGAGACTGGTGATTATGTTCAAGGCGAAACAAATTGGTCTACAGAAAGCTATAAGTGCGATATTGTTCCTGCTGGAAGGGCAAATACTATCCCTATACCAGACGGAAGTGTACAGGCTTACTCGTATACCATTTATAACCTCCCAAGAGATTGTCAAGAGTTCCAATATGGAGATATAATCAAATTGCAATTCTATGGCAAAGGAGAAGGGAAAGTCTTTAAGGTTTTAGGTTTTCATCGTTACCAGCACCAGTGTAAGATTTGGATTTGATATGGCAATAAAAATGACTACGCCCCCAGAGGCATTAGAGAGGTTCTTGATGTCTGCTTTTTCCATTATAAGAAATGAAGTGTCAAATGCTCTTGCTAAATTGGGTGTAGAGTGTGTTGCTAAAATCAGAGATAGGTCAAGCAAGGAAAGTTGGATAGACCATACAGGTAACCTCCGTTCGTCAATAGGCTTTGCTGTCTACGATTATGGATTGAAAAAGATTCAGTCGTCATTTCAAACTGTAATGGGAGGATCTGATGGTTCGTCCGAAGGTCGGAAAATGATAAATAACCTTGCAAGCGAATATTCTAAGGTTTATGCTTTAGTTGTTGTTGCAGGAATGAATTATGCGGAATATGTAGAATCTTTAGAAAGCAAGGACGTATTGGCATCAACAGAACTATGGGCAAAAGATGTTATTGATGCTCGCCTTGAAAGGGCAAAGAAGTCCGCTCTCGCTAACATAGAAAAATTATCATTATGAAGTCAGATATAGATATCAAGGACGATGTATGGAAGATTATCAAAGAGTCTTCACTTCTTAGGGAGGTGAGTGGGGATTTGAAGAAAACATCTGTACGTCCTAAAAACTCACGTTCTGAGGATATTATTATATCGGTACTTGCTAACAGCACAAAGCAAAAGCAAGTAGCTTATGTAAACGTGAATATCTATGTTGCTGACGATTATATTGATGGGCAGAGTGAGGAAAATTCGGCTCGATTGAGAAAGTTATGTAAGATGTCATTCGACCTTTTCGATAATGTGCGAGGAAAGGACTTTAGATTATCACTTACAGACCCAAATTATGAATGTGGTCAACGGGTGATTGAATCGTCTGGTTCTTCTGAACACGTTGTAAATAATAAAGTTTTGTATCAAATTATAAATGAATAATTATGGCAAGTAATTCTATTGGTTGGGGTAAATGTAGTATCATCGTTAAAGAGCTTGATAACCCTACAGCAAAGTGGACTAAGCTCCCTACTCCTAAGGAGAATACCACTAAGCTGAATCCTACTAAGGGTGACAAGAAAGAAGCCCCTATTGAGGGTGGTGAGAATGAGGCAGTAAAGTATTCTGCTAACAAGTATGTAGTCGAGTATGTGCTCAGACGTCTACAAGGACGTAAGAAGCCTTTCGCTGACACAAACGGTATTGTTGCTAAGCATTATGCTATCTTCATTCAGCCTGAGAACATCGCTGTGCCTGGTCCACGTATTGATGATACCGTAGTATCTCTTGCGGATGAGTTCAGTACAGAGGAAGGTGGTATCTTGACGTATAACCATGATGCTCTGAAACCAGATACTGGTAACATCGTTAAGTGGTGTACAACTACCAAGGACCTTTCTACAGTCAAGGAAGGTGCAACTATCAACGATGCAGACATTACATTCGTAGATGTAGACGTATAGGGTTAGTCTGGTAAAAGGATTAATTAGGTTAACTGACAATGCGGAAAGACGCATGACAGCCGGACAGACGGCTATATCGCAGGTTGGAGAAGTGGTATCTCGTTACTCTCATAAAGTAAAGAACGGTGGTTCGAGTCCATCACCTGCAACAAAATATAAAGATATATGGATAAAGAAAAGCAATTAGAATTAGATATTGCCGACACCATCATAGATAGACCGAAAGGGTTCAGTGTTGGTCGTCGGCATTTTTACTTATATCCAGTTACCTTAGGTAAGGTTTATTTGCAGAAAAGGATAGTAGAGTCCCTTGATATCGACAAAGAGCTATTGATTGAGAATCCATATGCAGAAGCATTAAGGCTCGCAGAAAGTAAAAAGAAAGAATGCTGTCTTCTACTATCATACCATACATTGCAAGGAAAGGAAGAAGTACTTGACAATAGAAAGGTACAAGAAAGAAAGAAATACTTAGAAGACAACTTAGGCAATGAAGACTTAGCAACACTTCTTATTACATGTCTATCTGATGACAAGTTAAGTACGTATGTAAGACACTTCGGTATAAACAAGGAACAAGAAAGAATGGAGGAAGCTGCTAAAGCTAAAGATGATAGTGGAACACTCACCTTCGGAGGCAAGTCAATATACGGAACTCTCATAGATGCTGCTTGCGAAAGGTATAAATGGACTTTTGATTATGTAGTATGGGGTATCAGTATAATCAATCTCCAGCTTTTATTGAAAGACAGCGTAAAAACAATGTACCTCACAGAAGATGAAAGAAAGAGAGTACACACAAATGATACTTCTATGATAGACGGAAATAGCAAGGAATCTATCATGAATGCTATTAGTAGCATGAACTGGGGGTAAGAAAAGTATAGTTACAAAATAGACAATATAAAAAAGGTCATGGCAGGACTAAAATTCGATATAACGGGCGAAAGCATATCATTGTTTATACTTTTGTTGGTATTTTGTAGTTTTATGTTGTGTTTTAGCGAGTTACGGGAAACTGAAAATTCACTCTCAACCATACGAGTTTGTTTTTTCGTATAGTTTTGTTACGTTTTTGTTATTAAGGAAAAGATATGAAAAGAAACGAATTTAAGGAACCTATAAGGTTACGCAAGAGAGAACTTAAAGGGGGCAGCAAATCGCTGTACCTTGACTGCTATTTCAACGGTAGGAGAACGTATGAAACGCTTCATCTGTACCTTGTGCCGGAACAGACACCGATAGATGTTGCCAACAATAAGGAAACGCTTAAACTTGCCAATCTCATCAAGTCAAAACGCATACTTGCAATGCAGCACTCCTTCTATGGGCTTTCCATGGCAAAGGAATATGAGAAGGCTGATTTTGTTGAGTACATTCGTAAGTGTGGTAAAAGGGCTACCCAACATGGGAACTCGTCTGTTCAGCAGAGGGAGAATGTTATCAAGAAGCTCAAAGAGTATGCAGGTGTTCCGCAAATCCAGTTTAGGCACATCAACAAAGAGTTTGTGCTTGGATTTGTGGATTATCTAAAAAGCACAAGGATAAAGTCTATTGGGAAAACTAAACTTAGGGTTGCTCGCTATCTGTCTGAAAAGACCATACACTCATATTTCGCTCTCCTGTCTGCAGATATAACGAGTGCCTATCGGGACGGTTATTTGGCAGAGAATCCTATTTCCAAACTCAATCCGTCTGACAGACCGAAAGATGTTGATGCACACAAGGAGTATCTGACTGAGGTTGAATTGCAAAGTATCTGTGATTTGGATTTGGCAAGCCTGTACGGTCCGACACTTTTCGTCAAGGCAGAGTACATGAGGGGTATTTTCCTTTTCTCATGCTTTACAGGGCTTAGGCTCTCTGACATCAAGACACTCAAATGGGGGGACATCATAGAAGACGATAGAGGTATAAAATCCATTCGTAAAAAGATGGTCAAGACAGGCGGTATTGTTGAGTTCCCTATGTCTGAAAATGCTGTCAATCTACTGCCTATGTCGAGAAAAAAAGACAATGAGCTGGTTTTTGCCTCAACATACCACACTTTCATTTATAACTATTGGGTTAGGAGGTTAGCCGAACTTGCTGGTGTCAAGAAACACCTCACGTTCCACTGTGCAAGACATACGTTTGCCACCATGCTCATAACAAAGGGGGCGGATTTGTACACCGTCAGTAAATTGCTTGGACACTCTGAAATCAAAAGTACGGAAGTGTACGCAAAGGTAGTAAAAGAGGTAAAAATGAAAGCGATTGACTACCTGCCAAAATTTACGATAAAATAATTGTTAATTCTCTTTGATAATCAAATATAAAATAGTATATTTGCAATATAATTAGATTACTCTAAGATTAATCGTATATGATAAACGAAGAAACGAAAGAAATGTTGAACGGTCTCATGGAAGACAGCAGTACAGAGAAAATCGGAAAGGTTCTATCCGTTATCATCGGCAAGATTGATGATGTAGAACTCTCCCAAAAGCCAATCCTCACGGTTGAGGAGGCGGCGCGGTACACAGGGTATAGCGAACAGCGTTTGAAGTATTTCGCAAGAACTAAACAGATAAGCAGTTGCAAGCCTATGGTAGGAGGCTCGTGCCGGGCTTTCTTCAAGCGTGAGGATTTAGATGCTTTTCTTACCCAATATCGGTCAGAATCAAATTTTGAGTTGCAGAAAAAGGCAAATGATTATTTAATGAACAGATAAGTTTATGGAAGTTTACAGAACGAATTTAGTAGGAGATTACAAAGTTGAACCTAACCTTGCTTTGGTGTTTGATGTACTTTGTCGAAAACAGGAATTGAATATGGAGGCAGGTCGATTTACCTGTACCATGAATGAATTGAAAGACATGTACCACTTGACAAGCGGTAAGTCCACGAAGTGTACACAAACACTCGTCAAGATGGGGTTTGTCTATTCCAAGCGTGAGGGCATGGGTACTCGTGGTACGCAGTTTTACTACACGGTGGATTTCTGGAAGCTCTGTCAAGATGAATATCTTTCAAAAGTCATCACTCCAAACACCCCTACGTTCAAAGCTCTACAAAGCCATTTCAAGGCTCTATCAGAGGTTCAAGGGAGAGTTGATTTACAGTCTACCAATGACTAAGTAACAACACTCCTAAGCTCATATTTCGTGTGAAGATGCACGATACCCAACGAGCAATGAAATAAACCGAAATATTATTACATAAATAGAGATTTCACAATGGCATTAAGATTTTGTATAAAGCCATGCGAAGATACCATAAAGTTCACTGTCAAGGGCGTGGAAATGGAACTTGCCTACCATGCAGCCTCAGCACTATGCACACAGATAGCAGAGGTGTTGGTTAATCGATTGGATGACACTATTGTTCATCCATATTGGAAGTTGAGGCTTGACCAGAAACGCTTGGTAAATGTTCACAAGAAGAACAGAGAATCGTATGGAGATTTTCTTAACAGGCATGGCAATCCCGAACTTATATCAGTCCAAAGACACCGAAAATGCGAGCCTCAGCCAAAGGTGCCAAAAAAGTTGCTCGATGAGAGACGAAAAGAGGAAAGACAACGATTTGTGGAGTTTTGGCAAAAACGGCTCTCAAAGCATCAAGGGAACACTCCCTCACAATTATCCACCTCTGTGAGTAAAGACGCTCACGGAGAAAATAAAGACCGCCTATGAGTTTCACATATTCAACTTATATTCTATCTCGTAGGGCGTATAAACTTGCTTCTGATGAGGTTGTTTTGTTTGAGTATTTCTGCATCACTCAAGAGCATTTCATGCGTGATGGTGCAAAGGATTTTTACAGTAGCATGGAACGGATTGAGAAAGAGTTTAACATCAAGAGGACAAGACAAGAAGCCATTATCAAGTTGCTGTCCGAAATTGGTGTTCTCTCCGTTGAAACTCGCCCAAACAAGGAGCGGTCCACTCGCTCAAAGTATTTCCACATTGACTTTGACAAACTCTCAAAACCCGCTACGCTGGCAAAGATTATCGACAGCAGTACAGACTATTTCAATGAAGCTATTGCGCATTTTAAGGAACTTGCATCGGTTCAGAAAGGTTTGTCGAAGCCTAAGAAGAAAGCGGCAAAGAGTACAGTCAATGTTGATGTCATTTTTGTAAAGTTGCAAGACACATTTAGAGAAAGGGTGAGAATGTACAATGACGGGGAACTGACAAAAGAAAAGCCTAAGAGAACTAAGGCTGCATCTTTCCTCCCAAGAAACAAGCAGATAGAAACAATACTCTCGCAAGCGAAAGGCTCATATAGCGACACGGCTATAAATTCAGCCTTTATGGTCTATATTGACGATATTCTGTGCGGACGTGCAAACGCTCCACGGAAGACACTTGAAAACTTCCTATCATACGATGTCGAAAAAGGGTGTTACCCTGTGATTGATTTCAACCTCGAAAAGTTCAATAAAGGATATGGCAGACCAAATCAAGAATAAGGCACATTTGTTGAAAACAGCAAATCTGTTAGACATTTGTTGAAATCAACAATACATTTGTTGAAAACAGCAAATCACATTTGTTGAAAACAGCAAATCACATTTGTTGAAAACAGCAGCAATAGTATAATAATATAAACAGTACAATAATGGTATAGTGTAATAAAAAGAAAGTATTACTTTCTAACGAAAGTTTCTACCCCCACCCCTCCGCTTCGCTCGGTTTGGAGGTTGGACTCAAACAAAAAAAATAAATTTTCAGATGAGATTTATAAGGCATAAAGGAAATCCACTTGGCACACCTCTCCACTCTAATGTTGAGGCTCGGCACTCACACCTCGCGGCATGCCAACCGAAAGGCAGGAGTTTCCTACTATCACTCCTCACGTATGCGCATCTACACACACGCATACACAACGCACGAGTAAGTAATCGAGGCAGGAAAGATGGGAAGGGTTACATATTATACAGCCATAAAAAAGCGCACGCGAGGGAGGTTTACTACACTCATTACACGCAAAATGCGTTTTAGGGCTTTCTAAACGCATTTCTCAAACGCACACTTATAAACTCCCACAAAACATATTTCAAGCCCATATAGAAGAAATAAACGGTAAAATAAAGGATTTTAGAAACAAACATACAACATTATGGTAAGATTAAGAGATTATCAGCAACGCATATCCGACCAAGCAGTGGATATTCTGAAAGATAGCGGACTTGTGTACCTCGCAATGGAATGCCGCACGGGAAAGACCATCACGGCAATGTCTGTGGCTCAAAAGTATGGAGCGAAGTCTGTACTTGTTGTAAGCAAGATAAAGGCTATTCCGTCGATTAAGGCAGACTATGAGGCGTTAAGACCGTCTTTCAAACTCGATGTGGTGAACTATGAGAGCGCCAAGAAAGCAAAAGGAAAGTATGACTTGGTTATCCTCGATGAGGCTCACACGCTCGGTGCGTTCCCCAAACCATCGAAAAGAACGGAGGTTTTGAAAGAGCTTTGTAACGGACTGCCGATAATCTTCATGAGTGGTACACCAACCCCCGAAAGTTACTCGCAACTCTACCACCAGTTTTATGTTTCCTCATTCAGTCCATTCAAGGAGTACAAGACGTTCTACAAGTGGGCTAAGAAGTTCGTAACGGTACGGCAGAGGATAATCAACGGTTACACAGTGAACGACTACTCCGATGCAAGCAAGCATTCGGTGGAAAACGCCACCAAGCACCTGTTCCTTTCGTACACGCAAAATGAGGCTGGATTTTCTTCCGACATCATAGAGAGGACTTTGGAGGTCAAGATGAAAGCCTCAACGAAAGCCCTGTTTGATGAGTTGAGGAAGAATAAAGTCGCAGACCACCCGAATATCCCTCTCCCTCTTGTAGCCGACACGCCAGCAAAGATGTTACTGAAACTGCATCAGATTTCGAGCGGTACGATAGTGTGCGGTAACGGAGAACATGTTGTCCTTGACAGGTCAAAGGCGGAGTTCATAAAATCTCATTTCAGAGGGCAGAAGATTGCCATTTTCTACATCTATCGTGCGGAGGAGAAAATGCTGAAAGGCTACTTTCCGAACTGGACCGAAAGTCCCGAAGACTTCCAAGCCTCAAAGGGTAAGGTTTTCATTAGCCAAGTAAGGAGAGCAAGGGAGGGTGTTCGTCTTGATACGGCTGACGCTCTGATATTTCTAAACCTCGAATACTCATACCTAAGTTACGAGCAGGGAAAGAACAGGCTTGTATCAAAGGAGAGGAAAGAACCTGCCAATGTCTTTTTCCTTTGTTCAGACTTCGGAGTGGAGAAAGAAATACTCAATGCCGTGCATGGCAAAATGAACTTCACGCTGTCCTATTACCACAAACACAACCCTCTATCGGTTCGTAAAATTCAAAATAAGGCGGTTTTTAGCCCCTACAACGAGTTAAAGATTGCAAACACATACCAACTACACTTAGAATGAAAAATAAGCCATTAGAAAGCAAAATTCAAAGAAGCCTCATCAAGAAGTATGAGAGTGAGGGTTACATGGTGGTCAAACTGATACTCACGAATAAGCCCGGAATACCCGACCTCATGCTTCTTAAAGACGGTAAGGCGAAGTTCGTGGAGGTCAAAAGACCGAAAGAGAATCCTCGACCTCTCCAAGAGTATCGGATAAGGGAACTTAAAACACTCGGATTCGATGTTGTGGTAGCTGGAAATGAATAAAATTATTTACAAAAAAACAAAAGAATGGAAGAAACAGATTATTTGAATTGTTTGGAAGAGATTGTGAGAGATCAAGTCGTGTCTTTCACGGCAAAAGGAAAGACTTACAACATCTATCCTATCTCTTTGGGAAAGAAACTGCTCATCAACAGGCAACTGCAAAACATTCAGTTCGATGAGAAACTTGGCAAGCAGATACCCATGCTTGAAGTTATGAGGGTTTGCGAGAAGCACCAAGACACGGTTTTGCGTATCCTTGCGTATGCCACGATGAAAACCAAAGATGATGTGCTCAACAACATCAAGGTAAAAGGGCGAATAAGCACGTTCAAGGGCTCTCTAAGCGTTCAAGACATGTCTTCCTTACTAACTCCTATCCTCAATGATTATACGCCCATACTGATAAAACATTTCGGCATAGAGGAAGATGAAAATAAGAGGAAAGAAGTGATGAGAGTTAAAAAAAACAGCAACACTATTTTCTTTGGTGGAAAGACTATCTACGGAACCTTGCTCGATTTTGCTTGTGAGAGGTATGGTTGGACTTTCGACTATGCCGTGTGGGGCATCAGTTACACAAATCTCATGATGCTCTACAAGGATCAGCCAAATTCGGTCTATCTCACAGAAGAAGAAAAAAAACAAGCCCATATCTTCTCTGATGATATTGTGAATGGCAACAATGCGGAGGCAGTCAGAAACTTCATTGCTGGAGAAAACTGGAAATAAACTCATTTTTGTATGAAGAAATACATAACGAATAAAGAACGAAAAGACTATGGCAGGATTAAAATTTGAAATCACGGGCGACAACAGTTCGTTGTTGCGCAGTTTTAGGGAGTCGCAAGAAGCAGCCTCATCGATGGCTAAGAAGATAGAGGACTCGGGGGCAAGTATAGACGGTGTGATAAACAGAATCACGACTGCTGCCGCTGGTATGCTGACAGCCTTCTCTGCTCAACAGTTTGCCTCAAAAGTCATGTCCGTTCGTGGAGAATTCCAGCAGTTAGAGGTAGCATTTACAACAATGCTTGGTAGTGCGAGCGAGGCAAGCAGGTTAATGGACCAGTTGGTTAAGACTGCCGCGACAACTCCTTTCGATTTGCAAGGTGTAGCAAATGGCGCAAAACAACTTCTTGCATACGGCACAAGTGCTGACGAAGTGAATGAGACACTTGTAAGGCTTGGTGATATAGCGGCTGGCCTGTCTATCCCGTTGGGGGATTTGGTCTACCTCTATGGTACCACAATGGTACAGGGCCGTATGTTTACTATGGACTTGCGCCAGTTCCAAGGCCGTGGTGTCCCAATCGCAGATGAGCTTGCTAAGCAATTTGGTGTTGCAAAAGAAAAAGTTAGCGAATTGGTCACAGCGGGTAAGGTTGGCGCAGAGGAGTTCAACAAGGCTATCGTATCCATGACTTCTGAAGGTGGCAGGTTTGCCGGTCTCATGGAAAAGCAGTCCCACACCATCACAGGACAGATAAGTAACATTGAGGATGCCATTACAAACATGTTCGACAAGATAGGCGAGAAGAACGAGGGTGTTATCAACACAGGTCTTGGTGCCGTGTCTTACCTCGTTGAACACTGGGAGGCGATAGGTAAGGTCGTATTGGAGGTTGCTGTAGCTTATGGAACTTACAAGGCTGCACTACTTGCTGTTTATGCTGCACATAAGGTACAGGCTATCTATGGAACAGTAACCGCTTTTCTGTCCCTCGCTAAAGGCGTGTCCACGGCAAAGGATGCTATGCTCTTGTTTAACCTCGTATCAAAGTCAAATCCTATCGGTTTGATAGTAAGTGTAATCACTTCGGCTGCCGCTGCTTTTTACTTGTTCAGCAAGAATACTGATGCTGCGGCAAAAGCACAGGAGAGTTTAAGTAAGATAGAGGAAGAGGCGGCAGGTAAGGCAGCCGAAGAGAAGACCAAGATAGATTTGCTTGTTGCAGCTGCTAAAAATGATAAACTCTCTATGGATGAGCGCAAAGAGGCTATAAGAAAACTAAACGACCTCATTCCCGATTATAACGCTCAGTTAGATGTCACAACAGGAAGATACATAGAAAACAAGGCTGCCCTTGATAGATATTTGCAATCTCTTGCTCGTAAATATGAATTGGAGGGGGCAAAGGAAAAACTTGCTGAAATAGGTAGGAAGAAAGCGAATGCCCAACTCGAAAGGGATGATGCAGTGAGGAAGCAAAAATCTGCATCTGCTGCAAGAAATGTAACGTACGGCAATGCAGGTGCGTTTATTCCTACACCAGTTGTTGGCTCTAAAGAGGTTGGAGACCAAACAAAGAGGATAAACGAAGCAAATGAAAAACTGAGAGAAGCCTTAGAGGAAGAAAAACTTATCTTGAACAGATATGGTGTAGATTTGCAGAAAGATGCCGTTGGGGTGTCGCCTAAACCAAAGTCTACAAAATCAGAAAAGTCGATACAGGAACAGAAGAAAGAGTTACAGGCAGAACTTGAAGCCCTTTCTTATAAGGAAGCCGCAGGTAAAAAAGGTGCTACATTACGCAAGAGGATAAGGGATTTAGCGAAAAAAGAAAAGGTGTATTCTGCTTCTTATGACACAGACAATGCAAAGGAATCCGAGAGGAAGGCAAAGGAAGCAGAGAGAAAGGCAAAACAGGCTGCTGATAAAGCTAAAAGGGAAAGAGAGGAAGCAAAGCGTGAGGCTGAGCGTATATCCGAAGAAACGAGGGATCGTAACAAGGCAATTAAGGACTACGAGGATAATGTCTTAGAACAGCAGAAAGAAACTGAACTTGCTTTAAGACAACAGAATATAAACCTTAAAGAAGAAAGTTACGAAAAAGAAATCGAGCAGATAAACCTCAACTATGACCGTTTGATAGCGGAAAACGAAAAGCGTCGCAAGGATATGATAGAAGCACTCAAGGACAAGAAAGTCAATGAGTGGTTTAATCAGAATCCAAAGGCGACAAAGGCACAGCAAGAAGATTACAGAAATTCCCTCAATCTTACAGAAAACGATTTGAATGTAACTCAAAAGGCACAGCTTGATGAATACGATGCCATTGCGGATTCGCAGAAGTTGAAAGCGCAAAAAGACCTCTATCGGAAGTTGCTTGGAGAGTTTCAGGACTACGAGGCAAGACGTACCAAAATCAATGCAGATTTTGACAAGAAGCGCAAGGACTTGGAAGCCATGCCTGCTGATACCAAGGGGCGTGAGAATGCCATAGCGGAACTTGAAAGAAAGCGCAAGGAGTCCATCAAGTCCGTCAACGATGAGGAAGTTTCCAAGATGCGTGAATCCTCCACTCTGTTCGTCGACCTGTTTGGTGATGCCGCAGACAAGAGCGACAAGGAAATCAGAAAGATAATTGCGGAAACAGAGGAATTGCTGTCTTATCTGAAGAATACCAAGACTGGCGATATAACTCCTAATTTTGGTTTTACTACAGAGCAGTTAAATACACTAAAGACAAGTCCGGAGCAGATAAAAGCAATAACGGAGCAGTTGGAGAAATTGAAGCAAGCCGCAAAATCTTCCAATCCGTTCAAGCAACTTGCAGAAGACTTGAAAAATCTGTTTTCTAAGAACAAAGATGGTGAAGGTGAAAGCGTAGAAGCCAAGTTGAAAAAACTCGGTGCATCTGCATCAGAAACAGCGGACTTGATAGGAGGAATAACAGGCAAGTTGTCGGAAATGTTTGAAGCCGCAGGTAATACAGGTATGGCAGATGCAATGGAATCGGTTACAGATATCATGTCTTCGGTTTCCAATATCGGGAAAGGTTTTGCGCAAGGTGGTATCATCGGAGGTGTAGCCGCTGCAGCTGGTGAAGCCATCGGTTTCGTTACAAAGGCATTCCAAGCAAGTGCACGCCATGCTGAGGCTTTGAAAAAGATACAGCAGGAAGTTATTGCACAGCAAAGGGCTTATAACCTTGCATTGTTGGAGGAAAAACTTGCATTCGGGCAGGCTTCAACAGTTTTTGGCAATTTGGACTACACGAAAGCGGTAAATGCCGTTGGGGTGTTGAGGGAGGCTTACGAAAGACTTAATTCAGAACTTAAAGGCACAGCCGCCCAGCAAAAGAAGTATCAAGGTGGCTTCGGAATGCTTGGTGTAAAACTGTTTGACTATTCGGAAGTTCAAAAGGCGTACTCGGGCCTTGCTGACATACAGATTAAGACTGGTCACAAAAAGACTGGACTTTTTGGTTGGGGCAAAGGGAAGGACATATACTCGTCTATCCTTGATGTTTATCCGCAGTTGATAGATTCTGCAGGAAATTTCAATAAGAAGTTGGCGGAAAGTATCATCAACAGCCGTGAGTTCAGTGGTGAGGGTAAAGAGGCTTTGAAGAATATGATTGACCTCTACGATAAGGCGGAAGATGCAACTAAGCAGTTAAAAGACTACCTGTCTGGAATTTTCGGAGATTTGGGCAACAATATGTCTGATGCACTTGTTGATGCTTTCAAGAACGGAACTGATGCTGGAAAAGCGTTTGGAGACAGCATAAGTAAGATGCTTGAGAATATCGGCAAGCAGATGATATTCCAGACACTGTTCAGTGGAATCATTGAAGATGTCAATAACAAGATGCTTGACGTGATGAAAAATCAGTCTATGTCTGCTGATGAAAAGTTCAAAAACTATGTCGATATTCTTGATGTCATGACAACGCAGATTTTAGGACAGCAGGGAACTTTCAATGACCTTATGAGTAAGTACAAAGGCATGGCATCAGAGAAGGGAGTAAGTCTGTTTAGCAGTGAGAATGAGCAGCAGAATGCAACAGCTAATGGTATTTCGTCAATTTCCTATGACCAAGCCAATAGCCTCATAGGGTTGATAACTGCTGGTAACATCACGAGAGAGCAAACGAGGGCACTTGTTGATTTAATGCGTGGATCGGTTGAAAATGTGAACCAAAGACTGAATGAACTTGTTAACCTATCTATAACAAGAAATTCCTATCTCGAAGAAATTATTAAAACACAGAAAGCGGATTTCGGTTTCAAAAGTACATTAGAGGCGATTGAAAAGAACACAAGGAATATTTAATGATTTGGGCGGTAATTTCTGTAAATGGAATATCCGCCCATTTTTCAGCCTCAACCAGCATATTTTTCACGACACGGTAGCATTTCTCACAAAACGGTCATACGGTGGTAGTAACGTCTGTTTCTCTCTGATATGACAGCATTTCTCACTCATGGTAGCATTTCTTGGATTTGTGTCTGTACTTTTGAGAAACGGAGCATTTTCAGAAAACGGTTGTAATCGTGGTTCTAACAGACGTAACTTCACGACACGGTAGCATTTCTCACAAAAATGTTAAAAATCAGAAGCACAGAGCAAAAACAAACTTAAATGTTTCGTGTTTTGGAAACAAATCACTATCTTTGCACTAACAAATTAAAGTCTTATATGGCAAAAGGATTTGAGTTGGTAATGCTGGAGGAAGCAAAGGAGTTTGTTCTCGGTCTTCCTCAATCGGCAATGAAGAAGGTTCTCTACAATGCTCACAGAATTGCATCGGGAGAGCAGAACGCAGAGTTATTCAAGAAATTGGAAAGCTCGGATATTTGGGAATTCCGCACCCTCTACAACGGCATACAATATCGCCTGTTTGCCTTTTGGGACACAAGCAACAATGCTTTGGTAGTAGCCACGCACGGCATAGTCAAAAAGACACAGAAGACACCCCAAAAGGAGATTGCCAAAGCAGAGAGAATAAGACAGGAGTATTTCAACGAAAAAGGAGAATAGATATGGAACAAGTAGGAAAATTCAAAGTGTATTCAATGGGGGAAGTGCTTAATGAGGCATTAGGTCCTATCGGTACTCCAGACCGTAGCGAACACGAAAGACGTGTTGCAGAAGCTGTCCATGCTTTCCAAATCGGTGAAGCAATCAAAAAGGCAAGGATTGAGCAGAACCTCACACAAGAGGAATTGGGAGAGCGCATCGGAGTGAAGCGTGCCCAAATTTCACGATTGGAGAAAGGTTACAGTATCAGTATTCCAACCATGAGCCGCGTGTTCAAGGCTCTCGGAGTGGCAACAGCCTCACTTGACCTCGGTACAATTGGCAAAGTTTCCCTTTGGTAAGTTTTGTAAGAAGATTATCTGACCGCCTGGACTGATTGGTTCTGGCGGTTTTTGGTTTCTCGCTCCTAAGATGTTTTTAAGCCGTTCTAAGCTGATTACAAAAATTTCCTTATAGAAATCATAATCCCCCTGTTATATTAGCTCGTCTAAGAAAGAATAAGACCCCTTCAAGAAAGTAAAACAGCCCCCTCCACCTACAAAACACACATTGAAGCTATGATTGTACTCTTACAGAATATGGTTATGCATCTTCCTCCACACACCCATAGTACAATGCCAGCCTCAGCCCCAATAAGCCTCTCCTAAGCCGTTTTATTCGTACAACTTCAAAACAATCTTAATTATCAGATTTAAGAGATTTATTTATGATTTTTATATCCATTAAGATTGTTCCGAGTCCATAATTGTTATTTTCGTATTCTTCATTTTTTTTCTTTCCTATTATGTCAGTCATCCTGACATCAAGGTAATCGTCGAAACCATTTTCAATAAACCCCTTGAATACTCCTGTGATGGTATAATAGCCATTCTCTAATAGAGTATCCACGTTTTCTTTTGACACGTATCCAACAATGTTGAACAGCAAGTTGTTGTTATTTGTGTAAGGTGTTATGAAGTTGGCGATATATTTCCCGTCTTGTGTTTCTTTTATACTTTCCAGCCTAACAGACACGTCAGAAAGAAAAGTTGTATCTTTTAGACTGTCTGCAAGTTGAACCTTAAATTCATCATTCAGTTTTTTGGTAATAACTTCATTGTTGCCCCATTTTGGATGTAAGTTCTCGAAAGATCGTATCAGTCTTACCACCCTTGGGTGATTGTTGTCTTCATTGATATTTTTATTTGGAGCATTGCAGCCTAACAATAATACAGACAAAAATACAATAGCAGTTTTCTTCATGCTCATTTCCTTTCGTTCTCAGCCGTTTTAATCTTTTCCACTACCATTTCCAATTCTCCTACACTATCAGCCCTATAAAGAGTTCCATTGTAGTCCACAAGGGCGGTAATGTGGTTGATTTCATTAACACCAACAGGTTTGATGAAGAAGTCGTTTACTTCACAGTCAGCAGCCTCAGCGATTTTGAGAAGAGTTCTCATTGAAATCTTTTCGGGTTCATTTATTTGCCGATAGAACGATGGCAAAGACTTGTATCCAATCTTTTCTGAAATTTGTTGTAGTTGCATACCTTTTGCCTTGATTACTTCTTTTATGTATATATTCATATCTTAATATATTTGTTACGCTGGCAAAGATAATAAATATACTGTAATATATCAAATATAAGATATAATTATTAACAACATTTAATTTAGATGCCAAAATATAGATACATTATTAAAATATCTAAATTATGATAGTTTTTCCGTTATTTCTTTTGGTTATATCAAAATTATGATATATCTTTGCATCATCAAAATAACAATTAAAATTTCAAAGACATGACAGCAACAATTAAAAATCAGATGAGTTCGATAATGAAACTCGCTTGGCAGTTCGTTAAAAGAAACGGTTACACAATGTCAGAGGCGTTAAAGGTCGCTTGGGCAAACATCAAGCTCCGCAGCCAACTCTCAAAGAGAATCGTCAAGTTCTACTTCCAAAAGGTTGACGGAAGCATCAGAGAAGCCTATGGGACACTGAAAGAGGGACTTATCCCTGCAACCAAAGGCGATGACAGAAAGCGCAATGACAGCGTGCAGGTTTACTTCGACACCGAGAAGCAGGAGTATAGATGCTTCAAGAAAGCAAACCTTATCCGTATCGCATAACCTTAAACAGCCGAAATAATGAACACCAAGAGCAACGCAACAGACCTCTACGGAGCCGCACTATCCTACGCCTTATCACTCGCTTGCAACATGGATGATGCAAATGACCTCGTGCAGGACGCTTTCCTCAAATACTACGAGACAAAAGATGCGGATGAAGACACATTGGGTTTTCTCCTTCAGACGATAAAATACGAGTGGAAAAGGGTATCATTCGATAGAAATCAGTCGGTAGGAATAGATCAGTTCGCTTTTTTTCTCACAGACACGGAAACCGAGAGCGTGGAGGATAGAACCGAGAGGGACAGAAAGGAAGAGAGCCTCAGCAATGATTTGGAGAAAAAAGTAAGGAAAGCAGTTTCCACCATCAAGACCAACAAGAGAAGAAAGAGGATGGTGAAAATATACCACTGGTATCTTAAAGGATTTAGCAGTGAGGATGTCAGCAGGAAACTTAACATCAAGACACAATCAGCAAAACAGGAGATAATAAACATGCGCAGGTTTGTAAGTGAAGCACTTGGCATACCAGCACGTAAGTTCACACAATACAACTGTCAATTAGCGGTATAAAACGAAATAAGCATGAATACAAGGTTTTATCGGCAGGTCATTACCAGCACCCCATCGGAAAGAAAACAGACACACTAAGAGCAATTAAATAAATAACAAGCCTCCGAATATGGGGGCTACTAATCAGAAATAAGATGGAAAAGAAAGAAATTGGGTATGAGATACCCGAAAGCGTGAAAGAGTTGATGAATTTGTCCGCAAGCCTCTACCGAAAGGCACAGGAAGTGGTACAGACAGAGAAGAACAGACTGGTTGCATACAGCGAGGACGTGCCTCAGATAATGGAAGACCTCAATCCCCTGTCCCATGTCAGCAAGAGTTTGAACGATGTGATAAACGAACTTGCCTCGTATGTGTCAAACCTCGCTCAGTGTGAAATGTACGGAAAGGCGGACGGAAAGGGTAGTCTATGAAGACGATAGAAGTAACGGACAAGGTAGCAGAGAGAATAGAGAAACTTCGGACAGATGAAGGTATGCACGAGGAAAAGGCTCTCATCTGTGATGCGATGGCTGTGGCGGTCAGTCAGTATGACCAACTTGAAATGTATGATTCAGAGAGCCACCTGCCACTTACGGTACTGTCCATGTATCGGGACTTGATAGACGACATGGCAAAATCCTGACAGATATGAAACAAAAGACCGACCACCATGCAAGTTATTTTGATAAATGTCTTTGAAAGAGCATGTGTCGGCAACTCCCATCTTAACCGTGAGGTTAGGGTGGGTTTATTCTTATCGTATCTAAGTGTTCAAAAACTAATCTCCCCTACAACTACCCACACATGGCAACAAATGCGGTTACAGACGGAAAAACAGACGCCTAAGACATTCCTTTTACATCTTCCTACACACTATCCAAATACGAATTATATGGTTAGCCTTGTTACTTGTTTGTTACGTTCGGAAAATAAGGTTTCTGCAACTCGTTGTAAATCAGCCTCAACATTAAAGTTTCTTAAATCACGGGCGATAATGGCAATATGCTATCAGCTCTCCAAGGTGTTCAGAATGGAGTAAGACAAACGCAAAGGGTTGTAGAACAGAGTGGACAAGGTATTGAGCAAGTGTTTTCAAAAGTCCAATCTGCTGCTGCCGCTGCTGCTGGTGCGTTCTCTGCAAAGGAGCTTGTAAGAAATGTATTAGAGGTGCGTGGTCAGTTTCAGCAGTTAGAGGTTGCGTTTACAACTATGCTCGGAAGTGCTGATAAGGCAAATGATTTGATGAGTCAGCTTGTTAGGACGGCAGCTACTACTCCTTTTGACCTTAAAAGCGTGTCTGAGGGTGCAAAGCAATTGTTAGCTTATGGCACCCAAGCCGATGAGGTGAACGGGACGTTGATAAGGTTAGGTGATATTGCTGCAGGTTTGTCTATTCCTCTGAATGACTTAGTTTATTTGTATGGCACCACCATGACACAAGGTCGTATGTTCACACAAGACCTACGTCAGTTCCAAGGTCGTGGTATTCCTATTGCTGACGAGTTGGCTAAGATATTTGGTGTAACGAAAGACAAGGTTGGAGAACTTGTAACGGCAGGTAAGGTTGGTGCGGCAGAGGTTCAGCAAGCTATAGAGAATATGACTAATGCTGGCAGCCGCTTTGGCGGTCTTATGGAAGCACAGTCGCATACCATTACAGGTCAGATATCAAATATTGAAGATGCTATTGATTCAATGTTTAATGACATAGGAAAAGCAAATGAGGGTGTTATTAATGATGCTCTTGGTGGTGTTTCTTATCTTGTTGAGCATTGGAAAGAAATAGGTCAGATAGTCCTCAATGTTGCTGCTGCTTATGGCGTAGCAAAGGCGGCTGTTGTCGCTTGGAGTACATATCAGAAGATTCATAACCTCCTTATGGAAAAAGCCGCTGTTCAGATGGCTTTAGCTAAGGCAGAGGGCATAGCAATGTCCGAAGCAGAGGCAATGGCATCTGTAGCTACTATGGGCTTTAAGAACGCTCTCAATGCCTTAAAGGTTGCTATTGCATCAAATCCTGTTGGCGCACTTGCTGTAGCTTTAACAGCTGTATTCACGGCTATGCAATTACTTGACGACGAGACAACGGAATTAGCTACAGCATCTAACAAATATGGTGAATCTGCTGCAAGGTCCATACAAAAGGTTAAGACTTTGTCTGATGAAGTGAAAGGCTTATCTAACTCCAATAAGACAGTTACGACAAGCACAAAGCTCTCAAAAGATGTACTTGAAGAATTAAATCAAGTCTTAGAAGAGAGTGGTGTCGCACGTATCAAGGAAGGTGACACCATAGACACTGTGAACAAAAAGCGTGAAATGGCTATCTCTCTGATTAAGGAGGAAGCTATCGAGCGTCAGAGATTGAATAATATAGATGCTGGAAATAAAGAATTCGATGATAAGGTTAATTCTGCTAACGAGCAGTTAAGAAAAGACCTTGCCAATGCAACGTTTTATAGCACAGGAGATACGGTTCTGAATAAGCTTTTGGGAAGTGCTGATGAGGTGAGAGAGAAGTCCTCTGCTATATTTACCGTTATCAGTCAGACCGTTCAAGAAAACGCTGACCTTATAGCCAATAAAACTGGGTCAGCTTATGATAAGGGTCTTAATGAGATATATGGTAAGATAAGAGCGAAGATGGAGGCTATGGGCGTTAGTAAGGCTGCCCTTGATAAGACTTGGACTGACGGAGGTTGGTTAAAGCAAGACAACCTTGTACAGAAGTATATCGATTCTATTCAAGGTGCTACAGAAGCTCATTATGATTACAATAAATCTGTAAATGCTGTAGCAGAAGCCGAGAAAAGGGCTGCTGATAAAACGTTATCATTCTCTGACAAGGTAGCTGGTATATCACGTGCCTTGCAAGGTCCTAACGATGGTGTACATCAACTGTACAAGAATATTCAAAAGCTGATGGATAAGTACAAGAAGAACACTATCGGCTTTGAAATTCAATTCTCTGGTAAGGTGCCTGCATGGATGGATAAGATGGATATACCAGAGTTAGCTCGACTTTCAAAGTACTTTACTTCTTTAGGGGAAAGTTTAAAAGAAGGGCAAGTAGCATCAGTTAATGGAAAGAAGTACACCAAGCAAGGCTCATTACAACATGGTGCAAACTTCGCCTCTGCGCTGAAAGCTAAATTAGATAAAGCGAATGCTGCAAAGAATAATGAGAACAAAGGGAAGTCAAATCCTATTGCTGAACAGAAGAAAGCCTTGCAAGAAAAACTCAATGCGCTTTCTTACCAAGAAGCGGCAGGTCGTAAGGGTGCTGAGTTAAGGAGAAAGATTAATGCCTTAGCGAAAAAGGAAAAGGTATATTCTTCTTCTTATGACACAGACAATGCAAAGGAAGCCCAGAGAAAGGCGAAAGAGGCTGCTGATAAAGCGAAAAGGGAAAGAGAGGAACGTAACGCTGAAAACGAAAGAGAGTTTGAGTATGAAGTAAAATCTCGAATAGAGAAAGCACGTACCATTGAGGACTTAGCAAACGAAACTGAGCAAGCAGAGATAGACCTCATGAAAGACGGTACCGAGAAGCGGTTACGTCAGATAGAACTTGATAGGAAAAGAGAACAACAGGCCGTAGATAGAGCTTTTGAAGACTTGAAGCAAAAGCGTATCGACCAAGCTAAGCAAGCGTGGAGTATCAACAAGAAGAATAAAGGGCTCAATTTCTATGAAAGTAGCGAGTATAAAAATGCGTCATCTGATAAGCGATATACAGAAGATGAATATAAGAACTATGATGCAAAGACAAGTGCTATTTGGAAGAAGTATGATGATGCGCTTGAAAAGGAGAAGCAAGAACAAATAGCGCATGAAGACTCGCTTATCAAGGCAAATGAATCATACTACGATAAAAAAGCAAGTCTTGCAAAGGAATATTCTAAGACTGTAGCTGACATTAACAAGGCTATCTCGGAGGCTGAGAAGCGAAATGACAAAGATAGAGTTGAAGCACTCTATAGGTCGTTAACTGAAGCTAAAGCAAACTTTGGAAAGGACCAAATGTCACTTGCCTTTGAGCAGTTAAAGAAAGACCCAAACTATGTCGTTGCTTTTGATGACTTGAATGGTGCGTCAACATCAACTCTCAATAGCCTTATTGATAGGTTCGATGAGGTAAAACAAGCAGCTGGCGAGGCGCTTAACCCAGAAGGGGTAAAGACATACTTCGATGCTATCAATGGAATGATTGACGAGCTTATCAGTCGTGACCCTATCGGAATGATAAAGAAACTCACCGATGAGTTAATCAAGCAGCAGGACGAGTTAAAAGCATCCGAGAATAGACGAGATAGAGTAAAAGGCGGAGAGAAGATTGTCAAGAACATAGGCTACAATAAAGACCTTAAAAAGTGGGTTGCGGAATATTGGGAATTAGCAGACGCAGAGGCGGATGTTGCTACCAAAGGTCAGCAGGTAGCACAGACTACCCATAAGATTGAGAACGCACATAAGACACTTACGAAGTCTATTCAAGGTGTTGCTGACAAGATGGGTGAGTTAGGCGGTAAGATAGGAGGACAGACAGGAGAGATATTCTCTCTCTTTGGCTCTGTGATGACCTATTATCAGACTATATCCGATGGCGTTACTGCGATAGGTAAGGCAGGCTCAAACGCTATGAAAGCTATTGAGTCGGCAAGCGTGATATTAGCTATCATAAGTGCAGCTATTCAGCTTATGCAAACGCTTAGTAGTGTACTTCCTAATCAAGATGACCTATACGAGAAAGCAGCACAGAAACAAGCGGAGATAAACAAACTCCGTGACTCTGTGAATGATTATCGTCTTGCTGTGATGAAAGCACGCCACGAGGAAGGTAATTGGTTCTCTGATAGTGGTCTGAAAGGTTTGCAAGATGCTTACGAGGAGCATGGGCAAGTTGCTGAGTCTTATTATAAGAAACTCAACGAAGCGCAAGAGCGATATATCGATAAGTCTTCTGGTCTTAGAAAGGCTATGGTGCCTATCGTAGCAGGTATTACCGCCATTGCGGCTGTTGCGGCTGGCGTATTTACAGCAGGAACAGGAACAGCAGCTATCGGCGCTTTAGGGTCGGCTGTCATTGGTGCGTTGACTACTACGGCAGTAACGGCAACAGTAGCTACCGCAGCAGGTGTGGCAGTGGCAGGTCTTGCTGGTGCTATCGTAGGAAAGGCTATCGATTCTGCTGTCAGTTCTATCACATATAAGAATGGGCAAGTTGCAGCGAAAGATAACCTCCGCATTCAGACACAGCATAAGTCTTTTTGGCGAGGTCAGAAAACAGCTGACCTCAAAGAATGGGTAAAAGAGAAGTACGGCAAAGACCTATTCGGAGAAGATGGCATGATTGATAAGGAACTCGCTAACGAGGTCTTAAAGAACTACGGACATAAGCTACAAGGCGAAGCAAAGGAGACATTGGAAAAACTCGTTGAACTTAGAGAGAAATACGATGAGTTTAATAAGTCTATCCATGAGTACGTGTCTAAGATGTACTCTCCTTTGGTGTCTGATATGACAGATGCCGTATGGGCATGGCTCAAAGACGGCAAAGATGCTCTTTCTGAGTTCAAGAACTCGGCATCAAAGACCTTTGCAGATATTTCTAAGGATATGGTTAAACAGCTTCTTTTGAAGAATGTGTTTAGCAAGTATGAGGATAAGCTATCCAACCTTTACAAGGCTTATGCAATGAAGGCTATTAACGAGAACGAACTCGGGGCAGCATCAGCGAACCTTGCAGGAGAGATAGTGGATAGTATGAATAGCTATTTGCCTGTAGCGCAAAGTCTGTTAAAGCAGCTACAAGAGGGATTTGCGGCAAAAGGAATAGATATTACAAGAGAGGGTGACAGCTCGCAGACGGCAACCGCTAATGGAGTAACATCTATCACCTTTGAGCAGGCAAGTAACATCATTGCACTTACCACGGCAGGGAATATCTCACGTGATCAGACTAAGGAATTGGTAACGTCGATAGTATCTAACCTTGCTTCATTATCTTCATTCTCGTCATCAACAAGTGCTACGATAGTCGAAATTAGGAATTTGATGATAACTAACAATAGCTATCTTGAAGATATACTGAAGAATTCAAAGAATATTTATAATGATTTTTCTTCAAAGATAGATGATATTAATAGGAATCTTAAAGAATTAAAATAGTATGCCAAAAGGACAATTAAAGATTAATGGGAAAGATGCTTATGAGACTTGGGGTATCAGTATGGATGATACGTCTTTATCAGCTTTGATGACACCACCAGCTGTTAAGCCGTATATTAGTAACGATGATAGGACTAAACATGGTAAGGAATACTTGACGGCTCCTGTTTATGTTGACTCTCGTGATTTAACATTGCAATTAAATCTCACAGCTAAAGACGAAGAACAATTTTTTGCTCGGTACATCGCATTTTGCGAGGTACTTGCAAAAGGTGTTCTCGATATTGAGACTTCATTTCAATCAGGAGTTGTTTATCATTGCATATATCAGTCTTGTTCACAGTTTAGTCAATTTATGCGAGGTATAGGTAAGTTTGTGCTTAAAGTAACTGAGATGAACCCAAATAATCGTAAATAATTTATTTGAAATTCAAATAAAATTAATTATCTTTGTAGCTATGGTAATATACGACATTCATAACAGCAAGATACTCGATGCGACACTGACAGAGGGCGCAGAACACGAGCAAGAATTAGGAAGAAGTGACCTTGTAAGGTTATCGTGGCAGAGTGATGTAAAACTCACATTGCCAGCAGGTGCGTATATTACCCCCTTTGATGACGGCTTGAAGTATAGGCTACTCAGTCCATACACACCGACTGAGGACGATAAAGGGTTTAAGTACACCCCCGAGTTTCAGCACCCTTTGATGTGGCTTAGCCGTGTGCCATTTCTTTATATAGAGGGCGACTTGAAGCAACAAGAATGGTCTTTCAATGGACTAACAACAGATGCTTTACAACGCGCTTGCAAGGCTATCAATGAAGCACTCAATATAACGACAGAGAGCGAAAAGTTTACATTCACCCTTTGCGGTAATGTGGATAGTTCCGTATCATTTTCCGTATCATCGAATGATATACTTTCCGTATTATCTTCTATTGCTCAAGGCTGCAAGAATAACGCTTGTGAATGGCATTTGTCGTGGAAGCATAAGGCTTTATACTTCGGTCAGATAAGCATTAATCTTGGCGAGGACGTACCGACATTAAAGGTACACGAAAATATACAGAAAGCATCTGTAAGCGATAGCAAAGAACCATATTACAACTGTTTCTATCCGCAGGGGTCAACAAAGAATATGTCTACAAAGGCACTTGTTGGCACTGGTAACGTTGCCACGCTTGCACGATTAGGACTTGACAAGGCTGTTTACCCTGACGGGTATATCTATGTAGGCACAGATGGGAACGTCATCACAAAGGAGGAATTTGAAGCGTCAGGGGAAATCAAGCAAACGCTTGCACTCTCCTTTGATGATGTTTATCCGCATATAGATTTGTATGTTTATAACGTCCGTAAGCACGTGCGTTATCTCAAGAACTCTCAGACAAACACAATAGAACTTGACAGCAGAGGAAACAAAAAGACATATACTATTTGGTATATGCGATTGGCGTTCCCGTCTGTCACTAAGATAGCTGGCAAGACCGCTATCAATATAACTCACGATAAGGACGAAAGCGGAAACATCATTACTCACTATTGGTATGACTATGAGATAGACCGAACAAAGCAGGTATTACAAGGGTACACGCTTAAAGGAATATTCAAGGTTAACACCCACGCAGTAGATAGTAAGTATGATGTCCTTACGCAGGGACTTGTAGGACAGCCTAATGGGCAAGAAGGATTTGAACTCCACTACCACGAAATAAACAACCCAATCACTCCGAAACCAAACGAGGGCGATAGCGGTGTAGACATCTTAAAGGGTGACTACGAAATACTCAAGTATCAAAGCGGAGATACCATTATCCCTACCAATGAGAGCGAGGGACTTTACCCAAGAGGAAATACCCTCCCAGACCTCACTTGTAATATGGTCGTGCTGTTTAACATTGTAATGGGTGAGCATGAAACGAAGCTTGCACAAGAAGAATTAGCAGCACAAACTATCAAGGAGATAAAAAGACGTGCGCAGGATAACAATAACTACTCATTCTCCTCTAATGCGGTAGCTTTCGTAAATAGGAACCCAAAACTCTATATCGGTCAGAAAGTCACATTTGACGATGGGTTTGGTTATCAGTTAAAGACACGTGTCATAAAGTTGGTTACAAAGCTGGATTATCCGATTATTCAGGAGATAACCGTTGGCAATCAAGCCGTCAAGGGTACTATCTCGCAGTTAAAGGAGGATGTCAATAATATCCTATCGGGTAATTTCAGTGGTGGAGGATTAAACTCTACACAGATAAGTGAGCTTATAAAGAATTATGTAGACCCACGCTTCCTAAGAAAGAATATCCCTGATACCGCCCAAGAGGTTATTACATTCTTAAAGGGTATTGAGTTTGGCGATGATTTCGTAAAGGATGGCTCAGGTGCTGGAATTTATAAGGACGACAATGGGCAGTGGCATATCGACACGGATTATCTCCATGCACGAAAGAAATTGACGGCAGAGGAGGTTGAAATAATGAAGACCTCTCACATTAAAGGCAAAGTTGTTAACTCTGCTGGTGGCTTTGTTATTTCACGAATAGAGAAGATTGATGGTGCTTGGCGGTGCTATTTTGTTCAACAGGATAGTGAAGGACGTAGGGTGTATAACTCTATGCGTAAGAATGACCTCGCTCTTTGCGAGACATTCAACTTGATAGATGCTGGCGGTCAGTTGTCTAATCACTACTGGCATAGGCGTGTCATCGCTGTTGGTACTGATTATGTCGATATCGCTGATAACACGAATGCGGACGACTATGCAAGTGGCAGCGACGTTCCACAAGTGGGTGACGAGGTAGTGCAGCTGGGCCATCTAACGGATACAAACCGTCAGAGTGCTATCATACAGTCAGCAGCAGGAGAGGGTGCGCCTTACTTTAAAATTATAAAGGGTATCAATTCTTTTATCCTCCCTCCTCCTATCTTCTTATTTGATAAGCAGAACTTCGAGATACGTGTCGAGAATCCTGCTAAAAGTGGCGAATATATCCCCTTGCAAGCCTTCTTAGATTCTATGCAGGGGCGCATTAATTCTGTTCAGCAGCAGGCGGACAAGCAGCTTGTTATTTGGTTTGGTGATGCCGTTCCAACACTCACCACTGAACCTGCTAACGAGTGGACGGACGATACTACTAAGGAATTGCATGAACATGACATCTACTACAATCGCTCATACGTTGAGACTGGTGGAGGTCGTGCTTATTCTTTCGAGCGCAACCCTGATGGGTCTTTCTCTTGGCACGAGATAACGGATGCTGATGTACTTAAGTCGCTTGAAGCTGCTAAGCACGCACAAGACACGGCAGATGGTAAGCGTAGGATGTTCGTGCAAGAACGGCCTGTTCCGCCATATGACAAGGGCGACCAATGGAGCAATGCTACCTTAGAAGAGTATAAAAACGACTTACTCGTATGTGTTCGTCCCAAGGCAGCAGGCGAAGAGTTCAATATCGAGGATTGGCAGGCAGCACAGGAGTTTACTACGAAGCAGTTTGAAACCTCATTGAAGGTTGGTGATAAGTCAATCTCAGCCGTTGTGACAGACTTGCGGACAGGTCTTAAGCGTGTCGGATTCACTCTTAATGGTGAGAATAGCACTTTTGATATTGTTGCAGACCGTTTCAAGGTAAGAACAACAACTGGCAATGTTCCTTTCTTTACTGATGGTGAAAAGCTTAATGCTTATTTTATTGATGCAAAGGAAATAGTCGCTAAAGGTATCAAGGCGCAGACTATCGATGCGAAAGGAGCTACTTTTCAAAATATCACCGTTACTGGTGATAGTACATTTGAGGGTACACTCAAAGGTACAAGTGGCTCGTTTACTTCGTTAGATTGCCTTGACGGTACTAATAAGGTTGGTGGCATTACATTCGGGACTATGGGAAATAAAGGCTATATGGCTTTTACAGGTGATTTTGGAATGTTGGGCGAAACAACGGGTGACATTCGTAAGCGTTTCCATAATTTTTATGCAACTAACATTTATTGTAACAGTCAGTTCGGGCATAAGTCAAGGGTCTGTGCGGTTGTGAAGGACGATGAGATGTTTGTTTATAATGATGGACATATTGAAAATGGCATTCGTATAGGTTTAACTTTTAACCATATAATTATAAATGGTAGAAACATTAATTATTATAGAATCCCAATGTATTCTCCTGGCTTCGGGGGTGAATCTGGAGAGATTATGGATATTGATAATCCAAAGGCTCAAAAGGGTTCGCAAACCTATTTTGATGAACTTCCAGTAGGTGTCCCTATTGATGTTATTATATTCAATGGTACTAAGAATTTCTGTTATGAATTTTTTGGGATGGGATATGGCAAGCAGTGGACGGTTATTAATGGCAATGATAGTCAAGCTGTGTACATTTTTGACCATCGAGAACTTCGTAAGTTTGAAGGTGGATATGTGTTTGAATATATGTACGTAAATCCACATTGGTTAACTCCTGAGAAGAGTAATGATAATCTTGGTGCAGGCGTATTCTATACGGCTGGTATTGATTTTGACTGGTAAGAACATTATTAATTTAAAATAAAATAATATGAAAAAACTTTTAGATTGTATTTACAGGATTTTCGAGAAATTCGCAGCTATTGGCAGCGACAAGTATCTGCATTTGCTTGTAGGTCTTATCTTAGCATTTATGCTTGGTAAGTTGTTTGCTAACGTTGAAGCGTGGGCGTATCCTGCTATTGTTGGTGTGTTGCTGCTAATGGTGGCAAAAGAGTCTGTTGATTATTACCTTCGCAAAGAACAGTTTGACTTTAAGGATATAGCTGCTGGGTTGGTGGGTTCAGTTATTGGAGTCTTAATGTGTCTGGTATGAATTATTTAGAGCAGTTTAAGTACGTGATTTGTACTGTGTTGAGCGGTTTGCTCACCTTTTTCTTCCCAATTAAGGATTTAATGTACGCAATGTTTACTGTATTCTTTGTAAATTTTGTGTTTGGTGTCATCGCAGGACAGCTCAATGGTGAAGATTGGAGTTGGAAAAAGGCAGGTGTATTCTTTGTACACTGTGGTCTATTTTTCTTTGTAACATCATGCGTGTTTGTCACTGGTAACTTTATGGGACCAAAGGAGGAAACTTACGGAGTCGTAAAGCTGTTATGTTGGGTGGCAATATGGTTCTATGGAACAAATATTGTTCGCAACTGGCAACTTATGATGGTCGAAGGTACGACTATGTGGAAAATCGCAGGTTTCATTTATTACGTCCTTACATTAAAGGCTGTTGAGAAGATACCATTCCTTAGTGATTATTTGAAGACTGCACACGTGGATGTCAATGATAATAATGATGATAAACCAAAATATGATTAGAGAGTATGGCAAACTTTACAATAGCAGAGCTGGTACAATCCAGCACTGCTGAACAACTCAAGATAAACAACAACCCTCCTTCTATTGTGAAGGTTCACCTTACAGAAACGATAACTCTTTTAGAGAGTATTCGTGCGGAATGGGAGAAGTATTGCGAGGCTCACAAACTCGAGAATCCTGCTATCCGTGTGACAAGTGGCTACCGCTCACCAGAACTGAACAAGGCTGTAGGAGGTGTAAAAAACTCTGCACATGTAGAGGGCTACGCTGCTGATTTACAGCCTGTCAATGGTAAGCAGGCAGAGTTTGAACGCTTCATGGCTAACGAGTTCTCCAAGAAGGGGTACGCATTCGACCAGATTATTATCGAGAAATCTAACACATCACGTTGGGTGCATGTAGGCTATAAGCGTGCAGACGGGAAGCAACGCAGACTGTGTTTCACATTAAAGGTGTAGTTATGGACGACAAAGAAATTAAATACTACGTGTATTCAATGTTAATCCTTATTGGATTACTTGCACTTACGGCTCTCTGCCTCACAAGCTGTTCACATAGAGTGTATGTTCCTGTGCAGTCTATTCGCACAGATACTATCTACATGTCAAGGAAGGATAGCGTACATATCAAGGATAGCTTAATCACTCGACAGGTGATAAACATCCGTGATAGTGTCGCTATTCATGACAGCGTTGTTATCATCAAGGACGAGCAAGGCAACATCAAGGAGAAATTGATAGTTCGTTATCGTGACCGCTGGCATGCCACTGAGGATAATCTGACGCTTCAAAGATTGATTGACCGCTACAAAGCAAGCAATGACAGCTTGCGTGCTACCAAGAAGGAACATATCGAGGTTCCTAAGGTCATTGAACGAGAGTTAAGTAGGTGGCAGAAGATAAAGATGGATGTTGGAGGTTGGGCTATCGGTGCTCTTTCTGCTACTCTGTTAGCTTCTATTGCTTATATCATTATTTGGCTTCTGAAAAAGTATAGGCGGATTTAATGAAGCACATCAAGGTATATATCACAGAAAGTCGCACAAAGGATAATCGCTTCGTACAAGCTTCTATCCGTGGCATCGAAGACAATACGGGTGAGAGTTATTCTTCCTCTCACCCTAAACTTCTTCAAGACATCATCTGTCACGCTCTATCTCTTGCGCACGGTGTCGAGGTAGAGGGTAACAACGCATTTACTTATACATTCCCATTCAAGCTATCTTAATATGACGATAGAAAAACTCTACTTAGAACATAAACAGACAGGCGGACGACTGACCGCTGATGAGTTTAACAAGTTGCCCGAGAAGGTCAACGAGTTAATCGATGCACAGAACTCTGAGGAGGAACGTGTGAAGAAGACGATTGCAAAGAACCGTCCTACGCTCGGACAGATTTCAAATGTAAATACTGAGGTTGACGAACTCACCTCCGAGACATGTGTACTCGTATGGAACGGTGATCAGTGGGTTCCAATGAAGCTGTCTGAACTTAATATTGGACAAGGAGGTGGAGGACAGCAGCAGACTATCCTCTATTACTTGCGTGCTATCAATCAGTCTCCTTCTACCACTCTCTCAGCTTCTAAGTCAGCAGGTGAGTGTGCAATCAAGTTTATGTTCGTGTCTCGCACTAAGGATGTTGGGCAGGCGGATTATATTGATAGCGGTGAGTGGGGAACATACGAAATCTTCGCTAAGGCTGGCGATGGTACGTTCGTGTCTAAGGCTCGTGGTCGCTGTCAGTCGAACACAGTTACAACTGTTGATGTGTTCAAGTTCCTTGAGAGCGGACAAAATAACATCATGGTAAAGATTACAGGTGAGGTAACAGGGCAAACCTCTCCTGCCTTGGTCTATTCAATCACGCTGTCTGCTCTCTTCCTTTCTATCTCTGAGTTCAATTGGTGGAAGGCATACCAAGGCGACATTGTGCTGCCGTGTTACATCAGCGGTAACATCTCTAAGACCTTGCACGTGAAGATTACTGGTGAAGGTTACGAACAGACGTATGAGCGTCAGTTCGGTACTGCCACTTACACCTCGTCGCCTGTCGCTTATACCGTTCCATTTACGAATAAGACTGGTATCTTCCATCTATCTGCTTGGTTGTCAAATGAAGACAATACGGTCCAAACTACACCAGTTGGTTACGACTTTATGGCGGTGGCTAATAATGAAGTTGTAAAGATGGTTGTCGTTAACAATAAGGCAGAAAAACTGCTTAACTGGTACGAGAATAAGGTACTGGAATATGCAGTATATGACGGCAAGGCGGTAACGACACCGCTGTCAATCTTGATGAAGAAGGATAATGAGGTGCTGCAAGAGAATGTTTCAGAGAATACATTGACACAGACAAGGATGCAGTACACACTTTCTCTTGAGGTTGAGACTATAGATAACTCCGACTTTACTGCGTTAATCGGTTTCAGAACTCACCCAACGGATGAGGTGCGTTTGCGTGATGCAATTCCATTCCCTGTGGATAACTCGCAAGGTTATTCAGCTACAGCAGGTGCGGTATTCTATTTCAATGCAAAGAATAGAAATAACACCGACACCGACCGCAACATTCTCCGCAATCTTATCAATTCAGATCATATCGGTTCTGAGTGGCAGAACGTTGCCTTCTCACGTGATGGTTGGGTGACTGATGAAGAAGGTGCACGCACATTGCGCTTGCTCGCAGGGTCACGCCTTACTATCGATTACAAGCCATTCGCCAAGGAGGCAGCGCAGAGTGGTAAGACCATTGAGATAGACTATCAGATTAATAACACTTCTGATTACGATGCAGAGTGTATCTCGATAGCTATGCCGTATCAGAAGGGTTATATCGGTCTGAAAGTAAAGCCTTCTTCTATTATGTTCGCAACCCGTAGTGAGCGTAATGCTGATGTGCAGGCTATGAATACTGATGATGGTGTACGCATTCGTCTGGCACTCGTGATTAGTCCTAAGAAGTACACCTACGTCTTGAATGGCAACACGTATTATCTTAACCTCGTCTATCTCTATATTGACGGTGTCGAAGCTCGTAAGTTTGCTTACTTGCTTACTGACTCTATGCAGATAGGTTCAGGCGGTGGTATCGTTATAGGCTCGGATAAGGCTGACGTTGATTTGTATTCTATTCGTGTGTATGACAGTGCAATGGACGCTGCTAACGTCCATCAAGATTATATCAATGCCTTGTCGACCGTAGGTGAGAAGAGTGCTGAAAAGTTAGACAATGACATCTACGATACGCTCGGTACCACGGTAGACTTTGACAAGGTGCGTGGTAAGGTAAATGTCTTTACTTTTGATAAGCCATTGCCTGCGTATGAATATGGTAAATCATACAAGCCTAAAGGCACGTTGGAAATCTATCCGAAAGATGGCAATACGAAT